GCAGCAGAGTATATTTACTACGAACCTTATTTCGACAGATCATTCAGGCAGTTATTCTTCAACTATATTTACGGGATACTGTCTGAAAACCACCTTGAGGCTACTGAAGTTGACTTTGAGATGTTTCTCATCATCTTCACAACAACCATGATGACTATTAACTTTACTTCAACCTCAGACATCGTATTCTACCATAAAGATGACCTCAGACAGATCTACTTCGGTTATTTCAAGATGAAGGTCGTAACGTCAACCTCGCAGGAAACGTTGAATAAGATAATCTCAAGAATGCGGAGTAAGATTGTGGAGTATGACCTATCACCTACTGACGTGGACTTTGAGAACTGTATCGATCTAATTAAGGAAGACCTTCCTGAATCATATTTAGATGAAATGTCGGACATTATAGCTTATAAATGGTCGTATTTCAAAGAATCATATTACAACATTGTTCGTATCCTGCATGGAATGAGGGGGTATAAATGACACCAAAAGAAAGACAAGAGCAACGTGAGGAGCGCTATCGCAATATGACAGATGAGGAGTTTATTCGTCATTTTGTAGCCGATGCTGTTATTCTCACATGTTATACAGATATCAAATTCAACGATGCTAATGAATGGGCGGAATGGTGTACCGAAGAACATGGTGAATGGTATTGCGGTAAGTCATTTTATAGTCTAGCATCGGATTTCAAATACTACATTGAAGAATGTATTAGTAATGCGGAAAAGATAGTTAATGAACTATTATAAGGAGTATAGTCATGAAAAAGAAACCTACTATTTTTACAGTTATTGCAGTTTTAGTATTTTTCGGTATTGGATTTTGTGTGTACCATTTTACACCACGTCCACCAAAAGCAGATATCATAACCGTTGCTGACGTCAATCAACTTGATACCGATGCTGATTGGAAAGGTAAAGTCGCTCGCTTGGAGATTACAGAAAGCTCACTTGAGAGTTATGATAAAGAAACTCTGAAGTATGGCTTCTTAGGTAAGGTCAAAGTTAAAGGCTCTCCTGGAGAAGTCTATGGTCAATTCAACATGTGGGACGTGCATAACTTACCAAACATTCATATTGGAGATATCCTCTATGTTCGGGTGACTGGGCTTGAAGGTAAGAGTAACGTCTTTGGCCCAATGATTAAAGGCGATATTATTTATGTTGAGAAAGGACATTATTAATGCGTAATGAAATATTATTATTCCCTAACAACGAGATCCTTGTCAATGCCTTATATAGAACAAGGATTACGCATCATACTAGATCAAACCATGGCATAAGATTACATATTTCTCCAATTAGCACTGCCGACCATATCGAAGATGATTTAGATGTTATGGAAAGTATTGGGGATTACTTATTTGATCTATACCTAAAAGATCCACGGATTGCGAATAAATTAATTCGTCCGAAATACTACTATAACTATAAAGTTAGAAGTTGGGTATTCACATTTGATTTTAAATAAAATTTTTACAAGCCACTTATTAGAAACGAAAAATAATTTTAAGGAGGACATTAACATGTCAAATAAAGTTTCAAAAATCAAAAATGAAGAAGTTATCGAAGACGCAGTAGAAACTGTTGTCGATACCACTACTGAAAATGTTACTACAGATGTAGTACCAGTAGAGCCAACACAACCAGTGGAAGTTGTCAAACAAGGTAAGGTTAAAGCAACCTGGAATTGGATTAAACAACACCCCTGGGCTGTTGCGGCATCTATTGGTGCTGGTCTAGGAGTTATCATTCTCGGTAAGAAGGTATACGACGCAGGAATGCCTGCGGAATTTGAAGTAACCGAAATCAAGAATGATGTTATTGAACAACCTATGGAACATGAAGAAGTCGAAACTAAAGAAGAAGAAGTTTCTGAAGAAGAATAGTTGGGTATTTTTACCCAGCTTTCTTTTTTTTTTCGAAAAGGAGAAGGTATGAAAAAGACGTATTTAGATAAATATCCATATACGTTGGAGCGACTACCACATCGGTACTCAGATCGCGTCGACGTTATTGTCCGAATTGAACCACTTGATAGCCCTCGAGCAACTGACCTATTACTTAATCTGGGATCCACTTTACACAACGCCTCGATTGAGGGTATGCCGTTTAAAGTAAAAGATCAGTTTACTGACCCGTCAGATATGGAAGAAGGTAAACTCCGTATCACGCTATCTGGCTATCAACTTTAAAATTTTTACCACCTACTATATAGAAAGGGAATAACTTGTATTACTTGGTGTATGATGAGAGCACACTTTAATAACGAGGCGCCGGTTTGATTCCGGCAGGATACAAGAAAACACTTTCTATTTTTTTTTTTTTTGAAAAGGAGAATTCATATGACACAAACGGACTATAACGAAATCCGTTCTACCAACGTAGCGAAGGTTGAAGTAGAAGAAAAGATTACAGTCGAAGCACCTGAAAACGAACGAGTCCCTAAAAAGGCTGTCGTTAAGGGATCTACAGTTGAGGAACGGAAACCAGGTCTTATGACACGACTTGTACGCGGTATCTTGGGACCAAACGGTATTCGAGCTATCGGCTCATATTTAGGTAAAGAAGTCATCATGCCTGCTATTAAAGACACCCTGGTCAATACAATTAATACCGGTGTAAACATGGCGGCGTATGGTGAAGATCGTAGTCGTTACAACGGTGGTTGGTCTAATCCTGCTCGATACAACAGCCGTGTTGGCAATCAGACATATACCAACTACTCTAGTGCATACCATAACAATAACCCACAGGCACAAGCGATCAACCCGCCTACACGTATTAAGGATATTCTGCTGTTCACATGGAATGATGCGGCTACAGTTCTAGAAAACCTTAATAGGGATATTGCTACATATGGCTATGCCCGTCTTGCTGACTACTACGATTACGCAGGACAACCTAGCACCAACTATACAGACAACGCTTATGGTTGGAGAATGCTAGGAGATATTCGTATTGTACCCACTCGTGGTAAATATCTATTGGCATTACCACCAGTTGAAGTTATTTAATAAAAAGGAGCTATAATCATGAACAAAAAAGTAATCTTGAATACAATTAAAATCGTTGCATTTGGTGTTGTACCATTTATGGTTGAAAACGGTAAGAAAGCTTTGGATAAAGCTCTCGAAGCAACTGAAAAGGCTTCTACGAAGGAGTAAATATGTGTAGTTTAATCTTTATTATTCTATTACTTATATTTCTTGCCTTATTAGGTATACTATCTTATATTGTAGCCTATTTCCTAATCCCCATCATTATTTTAGTTATTATTGCATGGGCGCTAACTATCTTATTTAATTAAAGGAGAACTTAACAATGTCTAAATGGAGTTATGAACTATTCAAAGAAAACGTCGCTGTACTTGCACACAACTATAAGAAAAAAGAACCACTTATTATGACTGTAGGGGGTATTGCTGGTTTCGTAGCAACTGCCGTACTTGCATATCGTGCAAAAGCTAAGATTACAACTATTGTTGAAGATATTGAAGCTATGCGTGAAAATGAAATGCCAGTCCCAGTTGGAGAAACTATCGTTCGTGTTTCTAAAGCATTAACACCTACCATCACTATGGCCACTCTATCAACTGCCGCTGTCCTTCGCTCATATCATGTGTTGACAGGACGTAACGCATTACTTGCCTCAGCTCTTGCGTCTGCTACTCAAGCAAACCACAAACTTCGCCGTCAAATCCGTGAGCAATATCCTGATGATCCAAACGCTCAATTCATTGGTGAACGTGAAGAAGTTCTAGCAGGGCCTGAAGAAGAAGGCAAGAAAAAACCTAAAACTGTTTCTGTAATCAACACTAACGATGTGCAATGGATGGAGTACGCTTACTTTAATAAATCACAAGAATTTGTTAAAGACGATTTGAACTACAACCAAATGTTCATCACAACAATGTTCAATGCGCTTGATGAAAAACGCCGTCGTCAAGGATTCCTTAACCTTACAACTGCCTATGATGTGTTGAAAATTCCATTGGAAAAACATGAACGTCGTGCTGGTTCTGAACTAGGTTGGACAGACAATGATTTCTTTGACTTTGACGTACATGTAGTTATGGTTAAAGACGAAAACGGATATCCTTACCCAGTGCCAGTAATCGAATTCTCTCCAGTTAAGGATATTACCACTGGTGTAGATTACGGTAGTGATATTTCAGACTATCTTATCTAATAAAACATATAAAGGAGCAACAAATTATGGAAAAACATGGTATTGTAAAATCAGGTCTAATCGCATTCGGTCTTGTTAACCTTGGATATATCGGATACGCTTTGTATAAGAACTTCAAAGACTACAAAAACAAAGAAGGCGAATACGCTGAAGAGCAACCCGAACAATTAGAGTTGTTCGATGCAACTGAAGTAGATGCTGAAATTGTGTCTGACGAAGAAGTTGTAGAACCAACTCCACGCCGTTCTGAAAAGAAGAAATCTAAGGTTAAGTTCTACCTAGGCATCGGTCTCTTGGCTACTGCTGTTATTGGTGGATATTGCTATGGTTACCGTTCTGCTTGGGTTAAACGTAGTAACATCGCTAACGAATCAGAAGAGCTGTTACATGCGGTTATTGACGACCGTAAAGACTACAGCGACTTCCTTGAACAGGAATTGGTTAACCGTGAAATCAAGTTAGGCGTTGAGCGTGAAACAATCGTATCTAACGCAATCAACATGATCTTGCCTGACTACATGGATACACGCTGGGTGTCATTCAACGAAGACGGCACTGTACGTTCTAACTACACCCCTAAAGTCTCAGAAGACCATGATGTAGAAACCATCACAACTGCTGTTGAAGATACATGGAATAAGCTATACGAAAAAGTCGTTGTAGCTCCTATGTCTCCAGAAAAAGCTGAAGAAGCTTAACTAGCAAAAGAATATAGAGAGTAAAGGACCAGGCTGGTTCATATACCAGTCTTCCACTATATTCTAAGGAGGTTTATATTATGGAAATCCAATTCAGACAAGATAAAACCGATAAAGGACTAAGCCTGTCATATTCAGATGACGGGTCTTTCTTTTTAGAAATATTTGACGATGCAGACGATACTGGTATGAATATTCCACTAGATGCTGACGAACTAGAGTTGGTTAGAAACTGCATTGACCATATTTTGAAAAGGGGCAAGTAATGGATAAAGAAAAACTATTAAAGGCGGGTATCCTTACAGCACTCGCCGCTGGGGTTGGTTATTTCGCATATCGATTTGTGAAAGAAACTAAACGCCAAATCAAGGAAATGGAAGAAGCAAATGCTGCTCAAACACAAGAGCTCTTAGACACAATTAAGTTAAGAGATGAGCAACTTGCATTGGCTGAGGAGCATATTGACGCTCTTGTTTACGGTACTCCTGAGGAAGTTCCAGATGTCAACGAGGAGTTAGAAGAAATGCGACGCTCTCGTACTCGTGTTCACTCAACTACTCTTGAAGAAGGAGATATTGCTCCAACTGATGAAGACGATTATCATGCAGGGGCTACTCAAACTGCAGAAGATGTTGAACATCACAATGTCTGGAAAGAAAACGAATATTTCCAAACTGGAGAACAAAACATTCCGTATTTTGTAATTGAATCAGCTAAAGAATTAAAAGGAAATGAGGGCCAAAGTATGCGCCATGATACTGACCCTAATAGCGTAGAAGCATGGAACCAATATAAGGCAGTTATGATTAGCGAGTTGTATGATGATACTCCAATCGCACAAGCCGTATCCGAACGCTATGGTATGGGTCTCTTACTAAGTAAAACAAACATCGTATCTATTATTGATGTATTCTCTGAATTGCTTGAAGTTAATGATACGAAGATCGTCCAACCTTATAACGCCTTCGACAACAACGTATGGGAAGATGTATATGACCGCCGTATCGACTTCTTCGGACCAGATACATATTACTCATCAATGCAATTCCCTGTAACCTTCGGTGAAATCCTCTATGAATACGCAACTAAATTCGTAGATGATACTGAAGACGGTGCATTGCTACCAATGGTTGCTTACATGTTGTATGAATCAGGATTGCTTGATGCAGAGACAATCGAACAGAAACTCCTCATCATCAACAAGATCCTAGAACACCGTAACGTTCGAGAAATCGGAAATGGTATGAAGAAACTAAGCATGTTCGGTCGTGTTGTAGATAAACTATCTCCAGAAGACACCGGTCATGATATTCGTCTGTATACCGAATACAACGAATTCATCGGACGGGCAAGCGCTTTTGAAGAAGAATACATGGCTCAATTTGATGATGACGAGGAAGAATAATATGGGACAAGAAAGTGTACTAGTAAAATATTCATTTGACGGTATCAATTTCAGTTCCGATTATATTCCATCTGATCGACTAAAGAGTTTTAAAGATGCGTTTCTTAATAATGAAGTATTCATAATTAAACGCGATATAAACTCTGCTGTTGGGGAATCCCCATTTTTAGGTAGCGCATGTAATGAAAAATTTATTGATATGAGTAAGGTTGTAGTAATAGGATTTTAAAGGAGCTAATTTATGACAGATAGAAAACCTGATTTCTTCAATATTACAGTTGAAGAGTTATCAGGACCTAACCGAAAGGCCGATGCTGTCGTTTCTGCAGACTTTACCTATTTAGATAACCAAGGCGCTGATGTGCAAGATATTGTCGTAAAAGGTGGTGCCTTTTATGCAATGTGGGATGGTGAGAAATGGTCGATGGAGAAAAACGATGTAGTTCGTGCTGTCGATCATGAGATTAGAAAGAAATACGCTGAGCTTAAAGCTAAGGGATACGAACGCATATCTCTTAAGTTTATGCAAAATGCGGGATCTGGTTTAATGCGTAACTTCGTTAAGTATTGTGAAGACGCACCAGAATCTCTGCAAGTATTCAACTCTAAGATCATATTCAGTAACTATAAGGTGGCTCGTGATGACTATTCTACATTCCAGCTACCTTATACACCAACTGCCCAAGCCACTCCAGCGTTTGACGAACTCTCATCTGTCCTATATGCTCCTGACCAACTAGATAAGATACTCTGGTGTTTAGGCGCATTATTCACAGGGGAGATCATCAATATTGATAAATTCTTATTTCTATACGGCCCTGCAGGAACCGGTAAAGGTACTATTATTAGAATAATTGAGATGCTATTCGGGCAGTATATTGGAGGTATCGACCTTAAGCAATTAACTAGTGGTTCTGAGTATGCAACAGGTACTCTGCAAGAACTTCCATTGTTGATTGACTCGGATACCGATTTAAGTCGGATTAAGAACGATACACCATTACTTAAAGTAACATCTCATGAGGAAGTATTTGTACGTAAACTTTATCAAAGACCGTATCCTGTAACATTTAAAGGTCTGATTATTACTGCATCTAACCAACGTGCTCAATTCCGTGACTCAGACTCAGGGATTGTACGGCGGTTACTTAAAGCAGTTCCTACAGGTCACCTTATTGCAGGCCCTCGATATAAGGAGCTAATGAATGGTATTCAATATGAGCTAGCTGGTATTGCACAAAAGGCGATTGATACATTCTCTCGCTTAGGCGCTTTCTACTATGCTAATGACGTTGATATCGAAATGCTTGAGTACGGCGACTCTATATTTGAGTTTGTTCGTGAAAACGTACTCTTGATGCAGAATAACCCAACTCTCTCTGAAGTCGAGCTTATTTACAAAGGTATGCTAGAAGAAAGAGGTTGGGAGACAAATGGTTATAAGAATCGGTTGCGATTAGGTTTGCAACGTTTCTTTGAGACATATACTAAAGATACTAAAGACGAGGAGGGTAATCGCAAACGTCATTGGTATCGCGGATTCAAATACGATGAAGCTTTTCCTGAGACTAAAAAGAAACAGGAAGCGTCTAAAGTAGGATCTAAGATTGATCTGACTATGGGACGGACGACTTCTCGATTTGACTTAGAAGGAAAGGACTGGCCTGCACAATACACAAATGATGCAGGTAATCCTTTAAAGAAATGGGACAATGTTACAACAACCCTCAAGGAGATTGACCCAACTAAATTACATTTTGTCCGTGTTCCAACCGAACTTATTGTAATCGACTTCGATTGTAAGAATGAAGCGGGTGAAAAAGACCTTGCTAAGAACTTAGAATTAGCTTCTAAGTATCCTCCAACCTATACTGAGGTTTCTAAATCAGGCGGTGGCGTTCATCTTCATTATTGGTATGATGGAGATCCAACCAAGCTAGCTAATCGCATATCTGATGATGTTGAAATCAAGGTGTATAACGGCGGGTCATCGTTAAGACGGAAACTTATTTCTGCTAATGATCTCCCTGTAGCTCATATCTCAAGTGGGCTACCTTTAAAGGAGGATAAGAAAACTATGTATAAGGACGTGGAACATATTATTTGGACAGAACAAAAACTTAAGAACTTCATTGAAGCTTGTATGCGTAAAGAACACCATGGTGCGACGGCCCCAGAGGTTAGCTTTATTAAGGATAAGCTTGATGAGGCATATGAGTTAGGTGTAACGTATGACCTACGACATATGCAGAATGATGTTCTTAAATTCGCACTTAGCTCAACTAACCAAGCGCAACAGTGTATGAAGATGGTTGCTCAGATGAAATTCTCTAATGTGCCTGAGAACGAAACTGAGTCAATCTCAGAATCACTTATCTTGCCTGATGAGGAAATCACATTCTTTGACTCGGAAGTCTTCTGCAACCTATATATGATTGGTTGGAAGAAATACGGTCTCGAGGTACCAGAGGCTGTCTACCGAGGATTAGAGGATTGTACTAGCCTTAGTGAGATTGAGACTATTCTCGTTAACGAATGGTGGAGTCAGAACAAAGACAAGATTGGTATTGAGATTAATCCTACACCACAACGTACACGAGAGTTGTTCGATACGCACAACATGATGGGCTTCAACAACCTTGGATATGATAACCATATTGCTTATGGACGTATGCAGGGTGACGATGAGATGGAATGTTATAAGCGTTCTCAAGGTATCATTGAAAAAGGCGATAAACGAGCTAAGATCTGGGCGGCTAACGAGATCTCTTATGGTGATATTTACGAATTCCTAGACACTAAGATGTCATTGAAGAAATGGCAGATTAAGTTAGGTATCCGTCATGACGAGTTCGAATACGATTGGACTAAACCTCTTCCTGAGCATGCATGGGGTCGTTGTGCGGCATATATGCTTAATGACGTAACCTCAGAAGAAGAGTTGTTCAAATCTAAAGACGGTCAAGATGCATGGAGCGCTCGTAAAGTCCTTGCTGAGATCAACAACCTATCACCTAACGTCAAAACTCAGACACAAGCTGAGAAGTTCTTATTCGGTGATGACCCAACTCCACAAGATAAGTTCAACTGGTATGACCTTGCTACGGAATTCCCAGGATATACCTTTGACAAGTTCAAACGTAAATCTGAATTTATGGGAGAGGATCCATCTGAAGGCGGTTACGTATATGCCGAGCCTGGTGTTTATGAAAACGTTATCGTATTGGATATCGCCTCAATGCACCCGCATAGCTTGATTGCTATGAACTACTTTGGCCCATATACACCTAAGTTTGCGGCCTTGGTTAAATGTCGTATGGCTATCAAGCATGGTAAGATTGATGAAGCATCTCATGCCTTTGACGAGGTAGACCCTGAGTTAGCAGACAAACTTCGTCCATATTTGGAAGGGGGATCTGTTAAAGGTCTTGCCCATGCGCTTAAGATCATTATCAATATTGTATATGGTATGACATCGGCGCCTTGGCCTAACAAATTCAAAGATTCTCGTAACATCGATAACTGTATCGCTAAACGCGGTGCTTTGTTTATGTTAATGCTCAAGCACGAGGTTCAAGCTAAGGGTTACCAGGTAGCGCATATTAAGACAGACTCTATCAAGATCGTTAATGGTGATAAGGCTATTATCGACTACTGTATGAAACGGGCTAATGACTTTGGTTACACCTTCGAACACGAACACACATATTCTCGTATGGCCTTGCTCAACCGTGCTACTGTTATTGCTGAAATCGGTTGGCCTGAAGATGAGAAAGGTAAATGGGAAGCTATTGGTGCTCAGTTCGGTAAGAAGACAAACCCGTATGTCTACAAGACCCTCCTTAGCAAGCAAGAGGTTAATGAACAGGACTTCTTCACAACTAAGGAAGTTAAAACTGCTATTTATCTTGATGACCAGTATATTGGTAAGAACGCGCAAATCTACGCTTCTGTAACAGGTCGTGAAATCACTCGTACTCAGCCAAGTAATGTTGCACAAATGATCCAATCGCGATGGATCAAACCTCGATATTTACTTCAACGTGAGTCACAAGGATTGCCGCCTGCTCAATTAGAAGAAGCTAAGAAACGCAAGATTGCTGCTGAACTTGGTCTGGAATATCACGACGTCGATTATATTATTTCTAACGGCTTCCCTGATACCATTGTCGACAAACGTGTGTCTGTAACAGGAACCACGGGGTATCGTTGGGAGCTGGCAAGTAATTATAAAGGCTTCGATGATATTGATATGACATACTACCATCAACTTGTACACGAGGCTGTTAATGACGTCTTCGCTGTTGGTGATGGTAACATTATCTTTAAAGGAACTAAATATGAAAGAGAGTAGTTATGTTTAAAAAAATTAAAAAGCTATTTTCTAAAAAGAAGGACGAACTTGAGGGATTTGAAAAAGTCATCTCAGGGTTCATTGCTACACTGAAGGGATCTGATGATTTGGGGGACGCTGTTCCAACCCAGATCTTCGTTATCCCCGAGTCAGAAGAACAAACGATTTACGACATCATCAAGACTGGTGAATACAGCACCTTATTCTTATTTGATGACAATCGTATTCAATTTAAACCGCCGACAAATGCATCGCTGTTATTAACTCCGTTTTATTCTATTGAGGAACTAAACAATATCCTACGTGATATGCGTGATCAAGGAATTCGTGGTGTTGTTGGTTGGCCTCTTCCTATTGACTATTAGTGGGTGGTGGAATATGTTATACTTAATTGATTCTAACATTTCTACTTCATCTAAACAGTTAACTCGGATTATGAGAACCTTGGATAAATACGGAGCTAAGTATGTCCTGCTGTCTACTTACAAAACCTCAGGTAGATGGGCAGATCATTTTTCACCAACTTTAGATAGGGAAATCGTAAAAGGTATTCTTAAGTTCTATGATTATGATCTTAGTAAGGTAGCAAAATCTCCGAACTCCTCTACAGTAAGGACTATGTCTAAAAAGTATCCGCAGGCAGTAAGAGAATACCGGTCATCAACTTTCCAAGATAAGAAGCTTAGTGAGGTTATTGACTGGTTCTCGCAACATCCACAATTCTTAAACGTGGGTATCATGTACGAATCCCGAAACGGGGCATGCACAGCCAATTTAAGAAACGATGAGTTCCGTGCTTTCTTACCTCGTAGTAAAAAGGATAAGACAAGATACGCTGCGATCAATGTTGCCTTTAACGAGTTAGGTATTTCTGAAAACGAAGTAGTTAACCCTCGTCCAAAGAAAAACAAAGGCTTTTATAAGTGGACGTAAAATATTTACATGTCACTATATAGAAAGAAAAAGGAGGTTCAGACAATGAACAAGGTATTAAACACTGTTGCCGCAGGAGCAATTGCACTATATATGGCAGTCATCGCGACTGATGTATATGACGGAAGCGTACTGCAAGACAAAGTTAATAGCAAAGTTAAAAAGCTGAAAGAAGCTTTTTCTAACAAAGACTAGGAGTTGAGTATATTCTCAGCTCTTTTCTTTTTTTATTTCTTTTATATGAAGGAGGTATAATATATGAAGCATAAAAAAGAGGTAGAAACACACGTCGCATCTAACATTTTTCAAAAAGGAGAAAACATCATGAAACACTTCACATTCAAACTTGCAACTATGGGTATTGTATTGTTCAGCGCTGCACTTATTAGTGATCACGTATTCGCAGATGTAACTAAGGCAGAAGGGTCTACAGAACTTGTAGCCACTGATCCAGAGGTTACAGTAACTAAATCAGACGACACCATCTGGTCTGAAGTAAACGTAAACATCAAAACCGATATCCCTGACGAAGTTCAAATCAACCAAGGCGACACTATGACCTTTAACGTCCCTAATGAACTTTCATTTGAAACTAACTACAACTTCCCTGTATACAATAGCACAGGCGAATCTGAAGTAGGTAACGCTGAAGTTAAGGCTGCTGATAACACAGTCACTACCACTTTCAACAACTACTTCGCAGAACACCCACTTGACAAATCTATTTCACTTAACCTCAACACACGTATCAACCGTGAAGTTGTGCAACCAGATACCAAGCATGAAATCTCATTCAACGGTACTGTTGTTGAATTGAACGCTGGTAGCAAGGGTGTAGAACCTACCGATGAAGCGTTGTATAAATACGGCTGGCAAGACAAAGAAGACCCAAGCGTGGTTAACTGGACTGCTCGTATCAACTACAAGAAGTCTTACATGGAAAACGTAAACATCTCAGATACCTGGTCTGACGATCAAGAATACGTTGAAAACAGCTTAAAGTTCTACTATGTTAAGAGTGTAGATCCATTTGTATACGACGCTCCTGCAACTGATGCACTAGCAAATGCTAAGTTACGTGCTAATGGTTTTGACACAACTCTTGCTAAGATTGATAAGCAGACTTTATATGTTGAGTACAAGACTAAACTCAAACAAATGGAGTACAACCCTACTAACAAGATCAACGTTAGCTGGGATGGCGGAGGCACAGGCTTCGATGCTGAAACTAAGCTTGTAGGAGGAAACGGTCGTGCTGAAGGTAAGACTCGTCCTACATTCGAAATCCCTAAGGAAGCCCCTAAAGTTGAAGTCCCTGAATTCCAAGGAGGTATTCCTGGTATTCCAGAAGAACGTGAAAAGCTACCTGAATGGACTGGTGGGGTTGTTCCAAACGAAGCTCCTCAAGTGGACAAACCAGAATTCCAAGGCGGTATCCCTGGTATTCCTGAAGAACGCGTGAAACCTGAATTCGAAGGAGGTATTCCTGGTATCCCTGAAGTTCGTGAAAAACCAGAATTGAATATTAACGACATTCCTAAAGATCCAGAAACTCCTAAACCACAAGATCCAAAACCAGTAGATCCTAAATCCCCTAAATCTGAAGACCCTAAGACACCAAAACCGCAAGAACCTAAATCTCCTAAAGTAGAAAAAGTTGTAGAAAAAGAGCCTGTTAAGAATGATATTACTCCTACAACTCCTGCTTCACAACCAGCAAAAACTACTCCCGTATTTACACAAAAAACTTTGCCGGTTACAGGTTCTATTGTAAGCAACACAATCACTGTTATTGGTGCTGTAGCTGGTCTATTGGCCGTTGGACTTAGCCTCTTCGCAGAATACGATTCACGCAAGAAAGGTTATAAATAATGAAACGCGGTAAGAATAATAAAGCTAAACTTGGTGCTAACCTGCTTCGTAAGGTTCTAGTTGCAGAAACCACTATTGTTAAGAGTATGCCACAACCGATCAGAGCCGCAGGAAAAACAGCGCCTGGGTTTAAGAAGTTGGTTATGTTAAATGCTATGCGAACCTATATTCACAATACTAAGGTTAAAGATCTGGATCCTAAGATTATCAAAGGGTTCTCAAATCTTGTTAAGCTTATCATGACCGAATATTCCTACGGCCAAAACGTATACCATGAAGAAGAGGAGAAACTAAATGACCAAACTAACAGCTCAACGAATGCATGATGCCCACAAGGAACTTCAAGAAATCTTTGTTAAGAAGAATACCGACTATGGTAACTCCTTTGAAGAGTCACTTGAAAAACACGGATTGATCGCTGCTATTGTTCGTATGGAAGACAAGATGTCCCGTTTGAACACCCTATCTAAGCAAGAAGCGTTGGTATCAGACGAGTCGCTTATTGACACACTCAAAGACCTTTCTAACTATGCTCTTATGTCTGCGGTATGGTTGGAGCAAACTAAGAAAGAAGCGGATTTTATAAATAAAGTCAGTCAGGCCGTTACTACTAGTCCATTAACAGCTACACTTGATTCGATTAATCCTAATCTTGCACCAGCAGCAATGGTTGATAATACACGGTAACTACCATGGATCCTATAACGTTTAATCCAAATAACGGACTGGATATTCTACGGACAATGAAATCTCCCAAAAAGATAGGACGTCCTAAGAAGTTTATAGACGATGAGGAAATCCTAATCTGTAAGCAAGCGGGTTGGTCTAATCGAACTATTGCTGTTAGTTTAGGTGTGTCCAAGGATACCATAAATCGTAGAGTTCGTAAACTTGTCAAGGATGGCGTTATAGATCCTGACGGTTACGACTATAATTTTGATAATCCTAGCCCTAATGACCAGCCCCGACGTAAAAACAAAGAGCGTTGGGAAATGTGGCACGGTCCTGGAGTCTAATTTTTACATGTCTCTCTATAGAAAGAGAGGTAATCAATTATGACTACATTTAATTATCAAGGTATGGAATATGACGAAAGCTACATTAAGAAGCACATGCTATATTCAGCTAATGTTAACCGCTTGTATATGACTCGAGTTCTAAAAGAATATTTTGGAGCACGTTTCACAGACAGAGCGCAACGTAAGTTGGAATTAGTTGAGCATCTTATGTGGTCTTTCAGAGATGAGCCAGACCAAGAAACTATTGATGCTATCGTAGAAATTACTACAGAATTCAGACAAGAGCTGGAATGGACCAAGCTCGATGAAGAGGCTATTCGCTATCTAGGTATTAAGGCCTTTACGGAACTCGATGAAGAAGACCGTAATCGCTTGAACTACCTATGGCGCGATTTAGCTAACTAATCGAGTGAGGATACATTCCTCCTCTTTTTTTTTAAAGGAGCAAAAACAATGGAACTATTCGTAACAGATGAGGAGCTTGATCGTGGTGCGAACTGTCTTAAGACTATGTGGGGTCGAGACAATGTCGTTGAGATTGTCAGACACCATGTAGGTATTATTAAAGGCATGGCTGAGACTATGTGCTATATGCAAGGTAAGACTATGCCGTATAATGTCCCGCCCCTAGTTGACTTCATCGATAACCTATGTCAGTCTATCCTGGGTACTGACAAATACTATATCTACGCCGCCCATCCAACGATCGAGAATGTCATTCTTAAATGTCATAAAGGCCCGGCGTTGCATGGTCGTGTAATGAACCCTGTCTCTGCTATCATGCAGGTCTATCGTGATAAAGACGGTCTATGCTGGTATATCTCAGACAAGCCGTTTGAGTCTCATGCTTTGAAACCATTTACCATTTACAATACGGGTAATGGGTACTTTGAATACCATGGACCTAACGCGCCTATTGGATCTGACTACTATATTGAAGAGTTTAAGGAGTGGTAAGATGGACGAAATCAAGTTAATCACATTCTGCACTATTTACTCACGGTCTAAGCTCCAGCTCATTGACTTGTATAAGAAGTTGCACGAGCATGCTAAGACTTATGGTTATTTGACTGTAAAAGACTACGTCCGAATCTGGCAAAAGATCCCAGAAGGAAAAGAAGCCTTAACAACACAATCGGCATCTGATGAATGGGGTGTTACTGTACATGACTTCCCTGCTAAGATCAGTATTAAAAAACACCCTATCAACGGCTACTATCTACATATGCCCTCAACATATCTATTGTAGGTGATATTATGGGTAAAGGTGTTTATAAGGAGCTCAAAGATTCGTTTGATGAGATGAGCTACAACCACAAACAAGATGGTACAGTTGAAGGGATGACTCTTTGGTTCTATCATATAAAGGACCCTAAGTTGTTTAAACGTAAATTCCAAGATTACCGGTTGTGGTTGGTGCAAGTGAAAGGCTTCTGGTACAAAATGGTATTCGAGGAGTATCTTGACATGCCAGGACAGCTAGGTTTACGCTTTACTATAATCTGGTAGTCTAAAATTTACAGCTCACTATATAGAAAGAATAAAGGAGGATTTCCAAATGGAAAACGAAAAACGCTATGAATACGACGGATGGTTTCCAGGAGTAGAAGGAGACGATAATGCATACGGATTGTTCTGGGATACAGAAAACCACTACCAAGCATGTATCAAACCAATGGAAAAAGATGAAGCTGTTGAGCTTTGGCATTCTGTTCAAGAAGAACACGCTGCTGAAGTAAAAGAAGGCGCATCTCACGTTGGTAAGTACATCGCGATCGGTTGTGGTCTATTTCTCGGACACAAATTGCTATCGCATTCCGGAGCTTATGGAAAAGCTAAAAGTTGGGTTTCAAAGAAATTCGGCAAAAAGGAAGATGAAGGAATTATTATTTCTGAAGAATAGGAGTTTGGGTATTTTTACCCAGCTCTTATTTTTTTTAAAGGAGTATCGAAATGATTAAAGAATTGATTTTAAACAGCTTTGCTAAATGCCTCTCTAAACGAGACCGTGAAGCCCTGAATTCAGCAACCCGTTCACTTATAGCCAATCCTAGAACCTTTTTGGACAGTAAGACTTTCAACGACTACCAAGACTGGTTGTACTACAACGGTGGTAGTGACAGAGCCTTATCCCCAATAACCCTACGTGTATTTAGCTTGGTAGCGGCGAAGTTAGGTATAGCTACAACTGAAGCCTATTTTCTTTGGGTGAACGATCAACTTATCTTCTATCCTGACGTTCCTGGTAGATTGACGCCAACTATGCTTGACTCTCTTATTTCATTGGAGTATCGTGCTAGTAAGTTAGTAGATGCGGGTAAGAAGATCTATTTGGCATACAATATTGAATGTAATCAGATCGGTGTTATGGGTCTATTCCAGAATAAATGTCGTGGTCAGAAACCATTCTACTTGTCAGATGTACAAGTCGATATTCCATTCTTCGAAGCTCGACGACATAACGAAGATATTAAGCGACTCAACGATATCCGTATCGCATATGGTTACGATCCAATCCCATCTAAATCCAAAGACGATGAATACAGTGCAGAACGTAATACTAAGAAACTCGTTAAGCTCCTAAATCCTAGCATTACCAATAAGGAATACAAACGCCAATTCAAGATTGCTGAAGAAGTTGATTGGAACAAAACTATGTATCAACATTTCAAACTATTCAAAGACGGCTTGAAGAAAGTGTCTAAGGTTGAATTCGCTAACCCTGAGCTTATCTTCCTAACAATTCAAGCTACAGGTAAGTACCCATTCAACATATATTCTGATAATAACCTAGGCAAGGTCTACCTGAAAAAGGTTATGGATATTGTTGCTTTAAACTACGAAGACTGGGAGGTTTAATTATGGTAGAACAAGTACGTAATTCTGAAGGACGTGTATTCAAGCAAGCATGGGGCCCACGCTCATATGCTAAGTCGCTATGGGATAGTATCGCGATGTATATGAACCGTCGTGGTGTTATCTACGACCAATTCCGTGAGTTTTCAGAGTATTCTCAAATTACTCGTATTGAGTATAGCCGAGCATACAAGTACCATGAGACAATGGCTCGTCAGCGGATTAATGAAATCCGTAAGGCAAACGGCCTTAGAACTATCCCGTTGAAATCTAACGACTGGTATCACGAGGATATTGTATTAGAAGGATTGGAGGATTATAAGTATGCAAAAGTCAGCTAAGTATATTTACTTCTTCTTCATCTTAGTTATCTTAACTATGATGTACATGGCGCCGACTATGGTAATTATCTGGTTGGCAATGAAGTTTGGCTCGTTGAAGGGAATCGGGTTTATCTTCGGTTTCTTCCTATTATTAGGGTATATTATGGCACTGACGTCAGTGTTTGCAGACCTGAGAGAGGAAGATACACCGCCTGTAAGGGAACCAGAACCACCTTGTAAGCTAGTTAACTCTAATGGATCGCCATTCTCGGTATATCAACAACTATCTATATTCGAGAACTATGGGCTGATTAATGTCTATAACAGGTTCTCAGAAGTCCTGAAACGTCTGGAGTTCAATAAGAGCTATCTGACAAAAGCTCAGCAACTAGCTTTGATGTTTACCTATCTCAGCTCATGTATGCCAAAAGATATTATCGAAGATGAGTTATTCATCTATAACGAGTGGTATCAAGGACGAGTCGCTATATTGTTAGCAATCGACGATCCTTTCAAATACGCATACAACTCAGATTGGTTGAACTTTGTTGAATCGGATATTGAAGGAGACCATTACGTCTTTGTCATTAACCAGACTAAAGGCGTGACTGCATATAAAGGGACTAGGGATGAACTAGTCGAACAATTTAAATTAGATTGGCCGGAGTAAAACATGACAGAAAACAGAAAAGTAAAAAGACCTGAAATTAAAGAGGTCAGTAGAAGTATTAAGGATATCTTAGAACCCGCATTTGATATTCTTAAGTTGAAGCCCGCTGATGACAAGGAGTATATCTTTGATCTATATATGATCATGGACGAAATTGTCAAGGCTTCGCATTATAGATTTGATGCAAATGACCTTTGGGAGCTGTTCCAAATGGACTGTGTCTTTATCGGTACTCGTGACGGCTGGGTAAGACATACACCTAAGAACTTGATCACGATTGCTCGTATCGCTAATAACTTGGATAAGCCTGTTATCGACGTCTTTATTCAAGAGGAAGAAGATGATAATTACAAATTCGATGTCCGTATTGTAAAACCTAAAAATAATAACGGCAAAAACAAATGGTTCTAAAGAAATAAAGGAGGCTTAGATGAGTCAAAGACCACTTTGGGAAAAGGTCGCAATATTCCTAGTCGCGGCTGTATTAAATCTTTTGGTATTTGGTACCCCGTTAGTATGGGTGATACTTTTATACTCGGCCATGCCTGAGTATCTAACTCTTATAAAGCTGGTTCTCATACTAGCCTTTTCTTATCTTGCACTGAAGAGTGTTACTCTATCGTATTTGTATGTCTTCCATGACATACCTATTAAAAAGGAGGATCGCGATGTCTGATAATATTATTAAAGTTACTATAGACCAAGCCGCTACTGATCCTGAAATACTTAAGGCACATATGACTGATATTACAAAGAACGGGTTGGTTGTCGAAGTTATTAAGGAAAACTATGATGATAAACGCTGGTGGGACACAGCCGTTCAATTTACTATGAATGCTAATGATCTATATAAGATCCCTGATATTATAGCCGAACCAATAATCATGTATCCTGTAGAGGACAACGATAATAAGAACGGCGAGCCTAAAGAAATGTATATAACTATTTACAACGGGTATATTGAATAAAGGAGGTTAGAAATGCCAGACAATAAACCTAAATTCACTCATATCAGAGTCGCCGAAACTGGTGAGCTTAAAACATACTATGATGAAGGTAACTCGGAACCTCTTGTTGTAGAACTTAATGACCAGACTGCTGAGTATATTGGTCTAATTCTTGACAGTATTAAACCTGGTAGTATGATTGAGTCGATTCGTGGGACTAAAAACGCCGCTGAGATATTCTGTGTCACTACAGGCTGTTCTTATTCTAAATTCCATTCATATTGTATTGACGCAATTAAGATCGATCCTAAGGACTTGCCTGATCAGGTTAAGCAAATATCTTCCCAGTTACATATTATCTTCAAGCTTGCCGGTATTCGTCTCAACAGTCAATTATTGGCAATCTCTATCTACAACCATTACCTAGACATGGATATTGATATCCTTAACACAGTCTACCACTTGGTTGAAATGGCTATTGAGTTGAAAGAAGAAGGTATGATAGAATGAAGCTACTATGCAGACCAGATTACTACACTAAGCACCGTGATGAGATATTGGAGTTTGTCAAGCACAAGGAAGACATTATCTTCACTGCAGACCTGCCTGGGGTTAAGACAGACTTCGATTATTTCCTCATTGACAACGATACTGCACGCAAGATAAGTTGGCATGTTAGTGAGGTGTATGATAACTTGCTAAAGAACACCAACATTCTGTCTAAGGAAATTGAGGATAGGGTTAACTATGAGACGACTCAACGCTTCTATTTACCTAAATTCCACTTCGAAAGACCGGAATAACCTTGCATTTTTACTATAATAAATCTGTAACTTATTACAAAGCTCTTAATAGAGGGAGTGAGATGGAGAGTTTTATACTCATATATTATAGGTAAAATATTAGACGTATTTTTCTACTATTATATACCACTCTCTCTATCGCTTAACTACTTTATTTGCTAGAAAAGGAGAAAAAATCATGGCAAATACACAACAACTTACACTTGAAAACGTTCGCGTTATCTTCCCTAACTTTGGAGGACGTGTTACAGACCATAACAAACTTGGTTCTCGCGAATTCTCTGCCCAACTAGATCCTGAAGTCGGTGCTGAACTAGCGTCACAAGGTTGGAATGTTAAATTCCCAGCTGAAGATCAGCCTCATGGTAGAATCTTCTTGCCTGTAACTCTGTCTAATGGCCCTACGGTTCAACCATGGATTAAAATTGTCCTAGTTAACAATGGTCAAGGTACTATTGTACAGCCAGACGACGTTGAGCAACTTGCTATGCTTGATAATGTTACACCTGGAGCTCGTGCAAACCTTATCCTTAACCCATATCACTGGACAGTTGGATCTAACTCTGGTATCAAGGCTTATGTTAAGAAGCTGTATATCTACCTAGATGATATCGATCCTGAACTTGCACCACATATGGAAGAGTTTGAACGCGATATTAACTACTTATAATAATGATTCCCAAAACACTTGGGAAGATAACCTTGAAGCCCGAGCAATATGAAGCTTGCTCTAAACTCAAATCCGGCTCTATATTAATGGGAGGTGTTGGTTCAGGTAAGACATATACGTCTATATTCTGGGCCGCCTCCCAATACGGAGTCGATTTTTTTACGGAAGAAAGACCTTTGATCGTAATCACTACTGCTATGAAGCGGGACCTGATTGAAAAAGGCGCTGAAAAACCAGACTGGCAACAGTCCTTGGAGAATTGTGGTATATATAATTATATAGTAGACTCATGGCAAAACATTGAGAAGTACTATAATATATCCAACAGCGTTTTTATTTTTGACGAGCAGAGGGTTGTCGGTTATGGTAAATGGGGTAAGTGCTTCATTAAGACTGCTTGGAACGATAACAAATGGATATTGCTCTCAGCGACCCCTGGTGATGTATGGATGGACTATATGCCTGTCTTCATCGCTAATAAGTTCTACCGTAATAAGACCGAGTTCACATCTCGTCATGTTGTCTGGGATCCGTATGTCAAATTCCCTAAGGTCAAACGCTACATAGGTACTGCCGTTCTTGAGAAATACAGGAACCAGATTATAGTACCCATGGGTGATAGTCGTAAGACAGTTAGGCATAGAGATTACGTATACGCTGAGTTCGATGCTAAGGCATTGCTGGACTTGGCTAACACAAGATGGAACCCATATACAGACGAGCCTATATTGAATGTTGCTGAATACACCCAGCTAGTTAGACGTATTGTTAATACATCGCCTGACCGAGTTAGGATTGCTGAAGAGTTAATTAAATCTCACAAGCGCATAATTGTATTCTACAACTTCAACTACGAGTTGGATATCTTAAAGGATATATGTGAGCGCAACAACCTACTATACAAAGAATGGAACGGCCTTAAACATGAGCATATCCCGTCTAGTGATGATTGGATATATCTTGTGCAATACACGGCTGGAGCTGAGGGATGGAACTGTACTACGACCAACGCTATTCTTTTTTATTCAGTAAATTACTCATTTCGTAAGATGGAGCAAGCAGAAGGACGGATAGATCGGACTAACACCCCGTACAAAGACTTATATTACACCTACATCACCTCTCTTTCTAAAGTTGATAAGGATATTCTTAAGGCTGTACGAGATAAGAAACGATTTACTGAGGCTGCTTGGGCTAAGAAACAAGGTTTTGTTCCTATTGATATGCAAATTGAAAAGCTTGAGGAGGACTGGCTATATGGCGTCGAGATTGGAGGCTGATTTCCAAAAGATGGTCGTTAAAAGGCTCAGAGAGGCCTATAGAGGGCTTCTGCTGGTCGCTAAGACAGACCCTGGGTCAATACAAGGGATGCCTGATTTAATCGTTCTATGCGGCTCTCAGTACGCTTTACTGGAGGTTAAACGCTCAGCTACGGCTAGAAAACGTCCTAATCAAGGTTATTATATCGAGAAATTCGGCAAGGATACCTTTACTTCATTCATTTATCCTGAAAATGAGCATGAGGTTATCTGGTATATGCTGGAATTCTTCGGTTTAGATCCAAATCTATATTTCAATCTTAAAGGAAAATAGGTTAAAAACCGCCTACACGGACAAATAATCTTCTATTATATATAAAGGAGCTATAATGGATTGGATACCACATTGGAATTTACAAGGTAAACATGCCTTCTTATCCCCATCAGGTTACTCGTGGTTGGGATATGATGCTGAGAAAATGGCTAAATCCTATGAAAACAAGCAAAATGTTGCTCGTGGGACAGCTTTACATGAGATGGCGTCGCAACTTATTAAGTCAAAAACAGAGCTTGCACCTAAAAAGAAGGCTCTAAACATGTTTGTTAATGATTGTATACGTGAAGGTATGTCGTCTGAGGTGTTATTATACTACTCAGATAACTGTTTTGGCACTGCTGATGGTATAAAATGGGATGCTGATAACAAGGTTCTTCTCATTTATGACCTCAAAACCGGTGTTTCTAAGCCTTCATTTAAACAATTAGACATCTATGCTGCTCTATTTTGCTTAGAATACAACGTAAATCCTAAGAAAATTACCATTATTCAGCGGTTGTATCAGGGAAATGGCTTCACTGAACAGGTCACAACCAATGATAAAGCCCGAATTGAGGGTGAAAATGATGGGAATATCGGTTGGATTATGTCCCATATTAAGGAAATGAGTAAGATTTTAGATGAAAAAGAAGCCGAAATCAGACCATTTAGGTTCTGGTAAGGGTCAAAAATGGGTCAAATTGGTAGGATATTTATGTAAAATTCTACAGTTTTTGAACAAAATCGCTAATTTGCCCCTGACAAAAGTGGATCAAAAGTCGTGATTTTCCCCAATTTTCCCCAAAAAAAAGTTGGGGATAGAGCAAAAAACTTGGGGATTTTGCCTGTTTTTGGCCATTTTCCCCACGTTTGACCTACTTTTGATCCGACTTTTGATCCACTTTTTTGGGCCTATTTTTGCTATAATGTATGAGGAAATTTGGGCCTATTTTTGCATGTTTTTTAGAGGTTTTTCAGTGCTTAAAAAGTGGATCAAAAGTCGGATCAAAAGTCCCGGAACTTTGGTGATTTTGGTCTTTTCCCCAAGTTTTCCCCAAGTTTTTCTATAAATCCCCAAGTTGAATGTGGGGAAAATTGAAAAGGCTGTCAGGGGCAAATTTGGAAAAAAAGGGTCATTTTGGCCTGTTTTTGGCCTATTTTTGCTAAAATAAATTAGTTTTCCCCAAAATCCCACGCTTTTTTCAGAAAACTTTTAAATATATTAATTAAGATTATATGTGTTTATTGTGGTATATTATGCATATTTATATATTGTCATAAATTATATATATATTATATTATTTTTTAATAATCTCGCGCGTACGGGAACTATAATATAAATATATAAAATTACCTAAATAAATAAGGTTTTTTAATCAATATATATAAAAAGTTTCTGAAAAAACGTGGGGATTGTGGGGAAAACATATTTATTAAAGTTTTTTAGAGATTTTGAGGAATTTCGTAGATTTTTTAAGATTTTTGTGATTTTTAGGAAAATCAGAGTTATATATCACAACCTTTTATTTTGGAGTGGATGCTCGTCGAGAGGCGGGAGTCGATATGAATTCCAAACTGCACATAATTTTATATGCGAGGTTTGCGTCGGTTAGTGCTGGCATAGTATTTACCTCCTTATAAATATTTTTGAACTTCATAATACATAATCAACAAAGCAGATTTTTTTACTCCCCTACATTACATTTTTTCATGATTTCTGTCGAGCGGTACGTCCAATAGTTTTCCAATCGACAGCAACCCATATTCATTTTATGGACCTTTTCATATTTTCTACGTTACATTTTTGCTGTTAAGCGGTTAAAATAGGTTATGTAAAAAGTTATTAACTTGAGTCTGAACTTGCATATTTAAAATTGTGTGCGGTTTAGAATTCATATCGATATCCAATTGGGAATAGGATAAAATGTTGTGATTTTTATGATTTTTCGAGATTTCTAGAAACAAAATGGCTAGAATAGGCCTGAGAGGCTCATATTCGCGCTCTACGGCGTTTTAAGCATATAGTCGGTAAATAGTTCCACTTTGTGCTAAAATCGCTCTACGGGCCTGCTAGGGGGCTTAAATGACGTGCTGTAAAATGCACGATTTTTATTATTTTGAGGAGGGTTTTGCATTGGATTTCAAAAATGTCTTCGAAAATGAAGACGAAATCATGGACGATTTGAGTCAACTTTCTGATGAAGGACGAGAAATTATCCTCAAACATTATGGGGTAAAAAGACGTTCTGGTCGTTATCCTTGGGACCCATTATTGCATTTACCGAAGAACCATAAGTTCATTGAAGAGCGGGATGAGCTCAAAAAACGAGGTCTTTCCGACAGTGAAATTGCAAAACAAATGGGACTTTCCACAACAGTTTATCGCTCAAAAGTGACGATTGCCAAAGAGGAATTGAAGGAATATAATATGCAACGGATTGCAAAATTGCAGGCCGAAGGCAAAATTATAGACGATATTGCTAAGGAAATTGGTACTACTGGGCAGACCGTTCGCAACTATATTGACGAAATGAACAACCCAAATAAGTCCTCTCGAGCGCAAAGAGTGCAGACTGAAGCGGTTGCGGACTCGTTAAAAGACGCTGTAAAACGGTCAAAATACGTGGATGTGGGTAAAGGAGTCGAGGTTCAGATGGGTATTTCCAAGGAAAAACTCAAAGCTGGACTAAATGCACTGGTCGAATCTGGTGATTATGAGGTCCATAACCTCCGAATTGCCCAGGTTACAGACAAAAATAACTCCACTCCGGTCAAAGTATTGACAAAAGCGGGGGTTGAACGGAAAGATATCTATAAAAACATGGATAAAATCCGTCCTGTTGAGGAGTTTGCTATCGATGGTGATAGTAGAATGTTCCAACAAATGGAACGCCCTAAGTCTATTGGCTGGGATCGTGTACATATTCGCTATGCAATCCCTGAAGGACAGCGTGGTCATGGTACAAATGACGACGGATCCACAATGGATGGGGCTATGTTCCTACGCCCTGGTGTAAAAGACCTTAATTTGGGTAAAGCATCTTATGCACAGGTCCGTATTGCTGTAGGTGATACACATTATCTTAAGGGTATGGCTTTATATGGTACCGAGGAAATGTTCAAAAACGTTCCTAAGGGTACTGATATTATATTCAATACCAATAAGACAGCCGATAAGGCCCCTCAGGACGTCCTGAAGCCTCTTAAAAAGAACCCTGATGGTGGGGCACCTATCGATGGTCCGAACCCATTTGGGGCTACTGTGAAGCGTCAGAACGTGCTTATCGATTCTAAAGGAAATCCTGTATATAAAAAAGGGGTTACCGATAGACACGGTAATAAGGTTGCAGAAATCGGTTCAGTTAATATTGTAAATGAGGAAGGTGACTGGGCTAACTGGTCTAAGACTTTATCCTCACAATTCTTATCCAAACAACCTACGACTGTTGTTCATGAACGTTTGAAGGCTACTCTAAAACAAATCGATGATGAGTATGACAGTATCAAGAAAGTAAATAACCCGGTAATTAGAAAACAATTATTAGATTCATTTTCATCTGATCTGGAATCTAAGCAGGTACATATGAAAGCGGCAGCTCCTAAAGGATTTCAGGGGCACGTTATCTTGCCGGTTCCTGATATGAAGGAGAATGAAATCTATGCTCCTAATTATAAAAACGGGGAACGTGTTGTTCTTGTACGATATCCTCATGGTGGTCGATTTGAAATGCCAGAGCTCACTGTAAATAATAACAGTGTCGCTCGTAAAATGATATCTAAGAACAGTCCTGATGCTGTGGGTATCCACCCTAAGGTCGCTGCTAAAATGTCAGGGGCTGACTTTGATGGGGATACAGCATATCTTATTCCCAATAACAAAGGGAAGTTTAAGACAGCTAACAGCTTAAAAGAGCTGGCTAACTTTGATCCTAATATGTATCAAGATAAGCCGGGAACATTTAAGCCTATCGAAAAGAAATACCAGCAAACTTTGATGGGGGTCGTTTCTAACCTCATTACGGATATGACATTGCAGGGTGCACCAACGAGCGAGATTGCGCGTGCTGTAAAACATTCGATGGTAGTTATCGATGCGGAAAAACATAAGCTGAATTATAAACGGTCTGCTGAAGAAAACGGGATCGATGCATTAATGAAGCGGTATATGACGCACGTCGATAGGATTAAATACGGGGAACTAGAAAGATATAATCCTAAGACCCGTAAAATTGATAGGGTGGTCGATCCAGATACCCTTAAAAAAGATTTAAATCCCGATGCTAAATATACATCGGCCTCCACAATTATATCCCGCCATAAACAAACGGTCATAACTGACGGGTACCGTGTAGAAGTACCGGACCCTAAATCAAGCACTGGCAAAACAAAAATGGTATGGCGAAATAAAAAAGAAACATATCTTGTGAATATGGTGGAGGATGCTAACATATTCTTAGGGCCTAATGCTACAAAAACGGAGCATCATTATGCGGACTACGTAAATGAATTAAAGGCATATAAGAAACGGGTAGACGCTGAGTCAGCGGATATCAAGATGCCGGCCCGTGATCCTAAGGCTGCTAAGATCTATGCATCAGAAGTCTTGTCAATGAAAGAGAAAGTTAATCAAGTTAAGATCAACCGAATCAAAGAGAGACAAGCACAACGTATGGCCGAAGTATCTAGTAAAGCTGAGATTGCTCGAAGATCTGAAGACGAAGTCTTGAAGAAGGATGACATCTCACGGATCAAGCAGCAAGCCCTGAACAAGGCTAGAGCACAGCTTGGTACAGGACGGAACCCTGTTACAATCACTGATGATGAGTGGGATGCAGTACAAGCTAACGCTGTATCGGGTACGTTACTAAAAGAACTGGTATCCTTTATGGATGACGCCCAGCTTAAGACACTAGCTACACCACGTCCTAACAAAGTTATGACAGACGCTAGAAAGAACAAAGCCAAGGCGTTACTTGCAAATGGTTACACAATCTCTCAAGTTGCTGAAACTTTAGGGGTCAGTCCAACAACTATTGGGAAGATCAAGAACGAATAGTTTAGTGGGTTCTCTAACCCTACTGTTCTTGTGTGCCTACCGCAAAGGGAATAGGTATAGCTATGGGCTATAAGCTTAGGCTAATCTATCTCTATCCTATAAAGAAAGGAGACTACTCATGTTAACTACCGAAGACAATCCATTCGATCCTTGGACTCAGTATGACCTTTGGCGTGAGTGGGACATTAGTCATGGTTACAATCTTGAGTCTTACATTGCAACACTAATGCCAATGCTCACTTCTGCATCGATAGAAGACTATGAACATGCTTGGTCAGTTGCTGTTTCTTCAATTCTGGAACAAAACATCTTTGGAAACTTGAAGCTTGTTCCTAAACCCGCTGATTATGAGGAGGACCTCACTTTCCTCGAAGACTCTGAAGATGATATAAAAATTTGATACCCCCGGGGGGTCTGATTACAGCCCTCCCTTTCTTTGCATCGGCGCTGGTATCAAAAATTCCCCCGTTGCGATTTTTTTCAAAATGGTTTTGGATTCTAACAGGCCGATATTAAGATCGGTTTCTGAGGCTATACGTGTTTGGCTCCTTTTCCGTATAGTCTTAGTCTATAGGTACCTTAGACAGGACTTAGGTTACTTGTAAAACTAACTTAAAGTCGGTCTATTTGAGTCCAAAAGCATAAGAAAGGATTCGACAACACTAATAAAGAAAGGAAAAGTCAAGTGGCAACTAGTAAAACTACATACAAAGTTGTGGCCCCTGCTGGAGTTTACATTCGACAGACACCGCAACAGTCAGAAGACAATGTTGTTCGACTGGCAGATAATGGTGAACGCCTAATCGTTCTTGAAGTTGGCTCTGAATGGGTTAAAACTGAAGAAGGTTATGTGATGAATCGTCCATATATCATCGAGCCGGATACTACTAAACCTAAGAAACAAAAGGAAGAGGCTGAATAGTTATGACAAATGAAGTTGCTAATTATGATACTCCTCAACGGGCCTATAAACCTGCACGTTCGCCTGAACAGCGTGAAATGCAAATGATGGCACTTGCGATGGAGCTATCTGAAAAGCGTCTTCAGGAAGGAACTGCTTCGGCTTCGGAGATCGTATACTGGTTAAACCAAGCAAGCCCTAAAGCTCGTCTTGAGCGCAAACAACTTGAACTACAAGCGGAGCTATTGCAAGCACGTATCGACTTGATTCGTAGTGACCAACAAGCTGAACTTGACTTCAAGGAAGCGCACAAAGCGTTCCAAGGTTATGCTGGTAAACCATCTGATGTTATTGAGGGGACTTTCTATGAGCAATAGACTGTCCTACAAAGAAATGTCTAAACTCGAATCTTATACAGAGAGATTAGAGTATCTCCGACTTCGTGGAATTCAACATGAAGCACCAAGAGACATCTCTAACCCTTTCTATAAATCAAGAGCCTGGCTTAACTGTCGAAACGAAATCATTCGTCGAGATCTTGGTCAGGACCTTGGAGTAAGAGGACTTTATGTTGACGGTGTTATCACTGTTCATCATATGAACCCTCTAACAAGAGAAGACATTGAGAATCTGACCGAGAATTGTTTCGATCCTGACGGACTTATCACGGTCTCTGATTATACCCACAAACGAATCCACTACGATCAGAAGGAGTATCAAGAATGGGTGGAGCGTAAACCGGGTGATACAAAACTATGGTAAGGATGAAATGAATGAACACAATCTATGAAGACGTTCTCAACTTCGTCGGTGTATTACATGATTCCGATCCCGAGTCCAACAAAGTTGTAAAAACTCAGATAGGTTTGGCTATCGATACTGCCTTAGGTATTCTTGTACAAAACGGTATAGGGCATACTTGTAGTGTTGTTACTAATCCCGATCTTACGTGGAGTGACTTTTTCTATGGACATATCGATGATCTGGATGAAGGTATAAAACGACGACTTGATAATATGTCTTTTGCTAAGACGTTTGTCGGTATAAGTGTCATGATTTCTTATGACCCTCCACAAGCATCGGTCCTTACGGCATTAAAAGAAGCTCGTGATGAAAATCTTACTCGAGCTCGTTGGGAGGTAGAATATGTCAACAAAGACATCCGATGACGTACTACTTCATTATGGTCGAAAGGGACAGAAGTGGTATCATCATATCTTTGGTTCCATTCGCGGTAGTATAGGCGGTAGACGTCATAAATCTAGCAAACAAACTGCGGTTGCTAAGGCTATGGCTAAGCGTAAAAAAGGTATGCCAGTTGATGAGTATCAACGAGAGCTAGAAGTCATCAATCTTTATCGTCATAGAGATAAAGTATCGACTAAAGCTTTAAAAGCCAAAATTGCTAGAATTGAGTCTGAACGTAAACTTAAAGAGTTAGCAGAAGCTCCAGGTAAAGCTCGAGCAGAAGCGCTTAAGAAGAAGCAACAGGCTCGACTTAAGTTTATTGGTAAGGCTATCTCTGCCGGTATTGATGTTTATAGTAAAGTACCGTCATCTGTTGCAACTCGAAAGATCGATAAGAGCAACAAAGATGCTGTCAAGAAAGCTATAGAAGAATTCAAAGTACGGCAGGAGTGGGCTAAGGCGTTTAAAGACGTACCTATTACTATGACGAACTTCACGCAATCCGTTAACATTCACGGTGTTGATGTTTACATACCTGAAAGTATTCGGAAGACAAAAGACTTGCGTGCGGTTCTAACTAAAGATACAATGATTGGAGATAATTGAGATGGGTGAAATTATTAATGGCGTGTATGTACCGTCAAATGAAGATTTGCTTCAACACTATGGCAAGAAAGGTATGAAGTGGAAAAAGCGTAAAGGCGTAATCGCTGATGCTGCTGAAGCTCTTACTGAAGATCTTGCGTATGCTGCTGATAAAAAAGCGATTGACGAACATGTTAAAGATGCGTTGCGTGATAAGCAAACGATTGAAAGAAACATGTCTGACAATATTAGCAAGATCAAGAGCGGTGTTCGGAATGGTAAAACTGAAAATCCAGCCGAACAAAAATATCATGATGCTTATATGCGTAATGCAAAATCTTATGAACGTGCCGCTAAGATCTTGGAAATGCGTCGTAAACACGCAAAAGATACGGCTGCTGCACATGCTAAAGACGTTAAGAATAGACGTAAATAATACCTTTAAGGAAAAGGAGTAGCTAGTGGTATTTAGCAACACTGCGGTTCCTGTCGAGTACGGTAGATTTAGAGACGCTGTAATACGCGGTGAGATTCCTGTATGTCGCGAGGTCTCGATGCAGATGAACCGAATCGATGCGGATATCGCCAACCCAAATTATTATTACGATAGCGATGCTATTCAAGGATTCATTGACTTCTGTGAGAATGAGATGACCCTGGTTGATGGTCGACCATTGACCCTATTACCTACTTTCCGACTTTGGGCAGAAGACTTACTAGCTTGGTTTGAGATCAAGGAAGAGAAGGTATATGACCCGCAGACCGGAAAATTCAAAATAGTTAAACATAAGCGCAGACTTAGAAACAAACAATACCTAATTGTCGCCCGTGGTAACGCTAAGTCGCTTTATGCAACTCTACACCATGCCTATGGTCTGGTAATCGACACGAACTCCACACAACAAGTAACAACCGCTCCAACTATGGCTCAGGCAGAAGAGGTGCTATACCCATTTGCTACAGCTATAACCAAAGCGGCCAGCTCGACTGAAGGGTTCCCTTTGTTCAGAGTTCTTACTAAAGGCTCTAATAAGGCTCGTACTCAAAAGTCGCAAGCTCAACTTGCTGTTACGAAAGACGGTATTGTTAACAAACTAACAAACTCCATACTACAGGTTAAACCTATGACTCGTAGTAAACTTCAAGGATCTCGTGCCAAGTATGCTAGTGTCGATGAGTGGCTATCTGGTGATATCAAAGAGGATATTATCGGTGCCCTTGAACAATCCGCTTCTAAAGACGGTATTGACGACTATATTATCTTAGCCGTATCCTCTGAAGGTACAGTTCGTGACTCGGTAGGGGATGCTATTAAGAAAGAGCTTCTTGATATCCTTCGTGGTCAATACTACGACCCGCATACCTCTATCTGGTATTATCGCTTAGACGATCTTGCAGAGGTTGGAAATCCCGATATGTGGATGAAGGCTTGTCCTAACATTGGTATTACAGTTTCTTACGAAGCTTACCAACGTGATGTTAGACGGGCTGAACACTCTCCTGCGAACAGGAACGATATCCTGGCTAAACGGTTTGGGATACCTGTGGAAGGGACGACATACTTCTTTACTTTCGAAGAAACTGAACTTCATCGAAGGCAGAACTTCAGACGTATGGAAGTTTCAATGGGTATGGACGCTTCTCAAGGTGATGACTTCTGGGCTTTCACTTGGATCATACCTCTCGGTAGAGGTAGATACGGTGTACAAACAAGGTCATACGTTTCGGAAGTTAAATACTTACGTCTTAACTCTGCAGCGCAACAAAAATACGATCAGCTTCAAGCTGAGGGAACATTGATTATACTACCTGGTAACTATCTTGACTGGGAACAAGTATATGACGATGTTGAACGATACATCGACGAGATGGAATGGAGCGTTATCTCATTCGGATATGACCCATATAATGCTGCTGAGTTTGTTGATCGTTGGAATATGGAAAACGGAGACGTTGGTGTCGAAGTCGTACGACAAGGTGTTAGAACTGAGTCTGTTCCTCTAGGTGAAATTAAGAACATGGCGACATCTCGCGACCTTATTTTCTTCGAGGAACTTATGAAATACGCAATGGGTAATGCTGTTGTAATTCAAGACAATAACGGTAACTACAAACTTTCCAAAATGCGAAGCAATGAAAAGATCGATAACGTTGCTGCTTTGATGGATGCTTGGGTTGCCTATAAACGTAATAAGGAGGCATTCTTGTAGGATGGTAAATAACCCCTTAGGATCATGGAACGCATTCATGTCAACTCGTAACGGGCTCGACTATGATGAGTCATTAGTTTCCGGCTCTGGTTGGGGACGATCGACAAGTGCGCTTCGTGGTTACAATTTCAAACGTCAAGATTTGGTGAATAGCATTATCTCTATGATCGCTCTTGACGTCGCAATGGTCGACTTTAAACATTTAAAGATCAACGAAGAAGACGGTAATCAAACCCCTGTAGAGTCAGGTTTGATCGATTGCTTAACGCTGTCTGCTAATATTGACCAAACTGGTCGTGCATTTATTTACGATTTGGCCTGGTCACTATTGGAAGAGGGTACTGTAGCGATTGTCCCCGTTGATACGACTACAAAACCGAATGATGAAGGATCTTATGATGTCCTATCTATGCGAGTAGGTAAGATTATGCAATGGTATCCTCGAGCTGTTCGGGTTAGGGTCTATAATGATCAAAATGGTTTAGAACAAGACCTAACTTTATCTAAGCAATCTGTGGTTATCTTAGAATCTCCTTTGATTGGGCTACTTAAAGATCAGAACGCTACTCTACGATTGATAGAGCAGAAGATGGATCTTATGTACTCTCAAGACAAGGCGATTGTGGCAGGTCGTTTGAATGGTTTCATTCAAGTACCATACGCTACTAAGAGCGAACATAGGCAGGCTTTAGCACAAGACCGTAAAAAGAAACTCGAAGAAGAGCTAGCTAATAGTCAGTTCGGTATTGCTACCTTGGATGCGAATGAGAAATTCATTCACACTGGTGGTAATATCATGAACAACCTTGTTGATGACTTACGTAAGTTACAACAAGATTACTATAACCAAGTTGGTATCTCTTCTAAGATTCTTGATGGTACTGCGGGACAAGCTGAGCTTAATCTTTATTACCATCGTGCCGTAGACCCTGTTCTACAGACTATTGTCGATGGTCTTAACAGAACGTTCCTAACCAAGACCGCTAGAACGCAAGGTCAGGTAATTCAGTATTATCGTGACCCATTCCGTATGTTGCCAGTTGAACAACTAGGTACTGCGGCAGATCTCTTTGCTCGGAATGCAATATTTACTTCGAATGAAATCCGTGCAATGCTAGGTCGAGCACCTCACCCAAGTCGTATCGCAGATATGCTCTTTAACAAGAACATCTCTACTGGTATGGACCTAATGGGTATTGGTGATCCTAATGGTACAACCCAGGGGTATCCTGAAATCTACAACGATGGCCAAGGTGGGTATGTCGATGCGGACGGAAATCCGGTAGATGAGTACGGACGTCTCTTGGATGTATAAAAATTTTATGGAGGTTTTCTAGTTGCAAAAGAAGGCTGATTTTGCCGGATGGGTAACTAAGAACGACATTCGGTGTAGCGATGGTGTCACGATTCGTCATGATGCATTTCTACAAAGTGATGGCGCTCAAGTTCCTATCGTTTGGCAACATGATTACTCCAGTCCCTCAAATGTGTTGGGGTACATGAAACTTCAGCATCGTGACCAGGGTGTCTATGGGTATGGGTATCTAAATGATACAGAACATGCTCAAGACACTAGAGTCCTACTACAACATGGTGATTTGAACGCTATGTCTATTGGGGCTCGTGGTATCCGAAAGAACGGTAACGACGTAATTCATGGTGAAATCTATGAAGTAAGTCTAGTTCTCAAAGGTGCCAATCCTGGTGCGCTGATCGAACATGTTATGCTCCATAGCGCATACGGGACTGAAGAGTACGAAAGCGACCGTGCTACCATTCACACTGGTATCACGCAGGAACTCATTCATTCAGATACTGAAGATGAGTTAGAAGATAAAAAGGAGGGACACATGTCTCGTACATATGAGGAACTGTTAGAAGGTCTAACTGATGAAGAGGTTGAAATTCTCCTCGGTGGCGTTCTAGCTGACGTTGATGCCGCTTTGCAAGCTGAAGAAGCTGAAGAAGCAGAAGAAACTGAAAAAACTCAAAATGAGTTAGAAGTTAACGGTTTGGACGAAGAAGTCGCAACCGAAACTGTTGACGGAGCTACAGAAGACAATGCAGTCGCTGTAGAATCTAGTGCAGATGCTGGTGATACAGTATCACATTCTATTTTCGAAGGAGAAGAAGTTTTGAAACACAATCAATTCCAAGGGACTACTAATACTGCTGTATCTGAAGCAGAATTGGATACTTTACTACAAAGCGCGATTCAAGGAAACGCAACTTCATTCGCAGGCGTACTTCGTGCTAACGACGTTCTAGGTGAAGACTCACTTCAACACGGTTTGGTAGGTATGGAAACATTGTTCCCACAACCTGCTACTAACGGTGGAATCAATGTCTACAACCCAGGCTCACTTAACATCGACAAGATCATGGGACAATTCGGTAAGTCTCCACTTCCTCGCGTTAAGAATATGTTTGCTAACCTTACAGAAGACGAAGCTCGTGCTCGTGGATACATTAAAGGTAACCAAACTCTTGACTCTATCGAAGAAGTTTACTTCCGTGAAACTACTCCAGGTTCTGTTCACCGTCGTGAAACAATCGATCATGATGACTTGATCGACTTGCAAGATGGCGGATTCGCTGCTGTTAACTTTATCCAACAAGTTCAAATGGCTAAGTTCAAAGAAGAAATCGTTAAAGCGGCTTTCTTGTCTGACGGACGTCCATTGACACTTTCTGACGGTAAACGTAACCCTGAAAAGATCAGCGAAAAACACATTCGCCCTATCATCAAAGATGATCCATTGTTCGTAATCAAAGTAACTGCGGCTACATTTGAAAACGCTGTTGATGAAGTGATCGGTAAAGCATTCCCTGCATACCAAGGTTCTGGTAAACCATGTCTTTACATCAACCCATTTGACTTGGCTAAATTGAAGACTCTTAAAGACAAGAACGGTCGTTACTTGTATGCTCCATCTATGGATAACAACCAAGTACCTGGTAACGCAAACATCGCAGCATACTTCATGTGTGATGAAGTTGTTGAATACCGTGCTCTTCCTCAAGGAACATTCATCATTGGTAACCTTGTAGACTATCAATTCGGTATGTCTAAGAATGGCGAAATCGCTACATTTGATAGCTTCGATATCGACTTCATGCAACATAAATACTTGATGCATGCTCGTATGTCTGGTGCTATCCGTACACCTAAATCATTCATCGTCGTTACTGTAACTGATAAAGCTGCTGCTGATGAAGCTGTTGCTAACTTCGATTCTACAGGTCTTAAGACTAAACCAACTTGGACTGTACAAACAGACCCAACTGAATTCAAAGGTGTAGGTGCTAAAGCTGTAGATTATGACGCTTCAGTTAACGGAGTTGTTATGACTGAGGAAGAAAAGAAACTCGGTGATGTTGAAACAGCTCCAAAGCAAAAGAAACCTAAAAAAGCTGAATAGTCTTTGAAAGTTAGGAAGGTAACGAAATGACAAAAGCTGGAATTAGACTTATCTTCCGTTCCAAAGAGACAGAAGAAGTTGAAATTGGGGATCATCGTTATACCTATACGGTATCTCCTTTGTTAATTGCTAGAATATCTACTAAATCATTTATGATTGAGGATAGTGACTCAGTTAACCAGAATACTAAGTCGAAACTTAAGTTCGATGTTCTTTTGCCTAATGATGCATCTGACCGAGTGAATAGAATTAGCCACATTCTTTATATGGGCTCGTTCTATAAAGTGGGGACGATTAGACCTTACCCTCCTCGAGTTGCTTTAACAGTAGAAGATCTCGAATTGTCAGAGCTTAAGTCAGAGTTAGAACAGCGAGTGAATGAAACTTCTCGAAAATCTCAAAATGAATTAAAAATTGACGCATTCGATCATTTGGGCGTGTTGATGACTCCTCCAGAAGATACTAGTGAACTTCAAAAGAACTCACTGGTTCTGAAAGATGGGATTATTCAGGTCTGGGATGGGATGAAGTATATCGATCTTGTGAAGACTCTATCAACTACAGTTGCTGAACATACAGAAGAGCAATTATAATAATTTATACTACTAATCTACTATTACTAATTATAATTGTATAATTCAAATGTGAGGTAATGAACTATGGGGTTTAAGACAAGAAAGGAATTTCTCGAAGTTCTAAAGCGAGAGATCTGTCCGAATATTTATTTCACTCCTCCCGATGATGTTACACTTAAGTTTCCAGCTTGCGTTGTTACTAGGGAAGACTTTGATGTTCGTAAGGCAAATAATAAGCCGTATATGTCTAACATGGGGTATAAGGTGGTTTATATGTCTAAGAACGAGTCGGATGAAATATTTATGAAGATCTCGAATACGTTTATGTATTCTGCTTTTAGATCTGAGTATAAGGTTAACGGATTATATCACAAGGTCTTTGTGATTTATGTTTAGAAAGGAATGTCGATTTGGCTACAGTAGAAGAGGTTGTTAATTATGCCCGTTCTTTAGCGGATCAAGGGGTAGGTACTGATGCAGATGGTTCTTATGGAACTCAATGTGTAGATTTACCAAATAGTATTTCTCAAATTTACTTCGGTAAAATTCTATGGGGTAATGCTATCGACCTATTGGATTCCGCTGCAAGTTTGGGATATGAAGTTGTATACGATGCTGTGGGTGTAAATCCTAGAGCGGGTGCGATCTTTGTCATGGATACTACTTATCTGTATGGCCACCCTTATGGTCACACAGGTATTGTTATCGAAGACTCAGATGGTTACACAATCAAAACTATCGAGCAAAACATTGACGGAAATGCTGATTCATTATACGTTGGTGGTCCTGCACGATACAATGAACGTAACTTTGATGGTATTGTTGGATGGTTCTATCCTCCATATACTGGTCTTCCTCAAGGTGACCCTGTCATCGCACCACAACCAGAGACTCCTGCAGATGAGGTTGTTGTAAACGAAGAAACTGCGAAATTTACAGTAATGGTAGCTGGACTTAATGTCCGTACTGAGCCACACGTTACTGCTGAAATCGTAGAAGTTTACACACCTGGACAAACATTCATTTACGATCAGTGGATGGATGCTGACGGATATCGTTGGTTATCTTACATCGGTGCAACTAGTGGTAAGCGACGTTATGTTGCTTGTGGTAATGTTGAGAACGGCGAACGCATTAATGCATTTGGTGAATTCTCAGAAGCTTAATATTTGGAGGAAATTTTAAATGACAAAATTGGTTTGGGATCAGGATACTAAACGTTTATACGAATACGGTGTTGACAACGGTGTTCTTTTCCTTAAGAAAAGTGATGGTAGCTACGAAAAAGGTGTTGCTTGGGATGGCTTGACTAAAGTCTCAGAATCACCAGAAGGTGCAGAATCTACTGCTAAATACGCTAATAACAAGAAATACCTTAACTTGCGCTCAGACGAACGCTTTAAAGGTCAAATCTCAGCCTACACTTATCCACAAGAATGGAATAAATGTCAAGGTAAACGTAGCCCTATTACAAACGGAGCTGGAGGTAAGAAAGAACTTGCTGGTGTGACTGTTTCTGGTCAAGCTCGTTCTGACTTCGGTCTTTCATACCGTACTGGTATCGGTAACGATACTGAAGGTTTGGACCATGGTTACATTCTTCACCTTGTTTACTCAGCATCTGCTGGTGTATCAAGTAAAGAATACCAAACTGTAAATGAAAGCCCGGATGCTCTTGAGTTCTCTTGGGACTTCGATACAGTACCAACACCAGTACCAGGCATGAAACCAACTGCGCACGTTGAAATCAACAGCACTTTGGTTGAAAAAGACAAACTTGCTGAGCTTGAGAAGAAAATTTATGGTTCTGCTGATTCTGAACCAACTCTTCCAACACCAGAAGAAGTGTTCACCACTCTCGGTCTTGTCGCTGGGTAATTAGAATTTAATGACGTGGGATAGGGGTTGGACAACTAAGGTTCGTGTTGGCGTCAAAAATTCAAAATGAAATATAAATCTACATTAAAGGAGTATAGAGATGATTTCTAAAACAGTAACTTATAACAACTTAATCACTGGGGAACCAGTAACAGAGGAACTTTGGTTCCACTTACGTAAAGACGAAATTATTCGTATCATGGGTCGTGCTAAAAAGGATTGGGACGACTATATCAAAGAAATGATGAGCCGTGAAGACGTTGATGAGATCTTCGACTTCGTTGAATCTATTCTTAAGATGGCTTACGGTGAACGTTCTGAAGATGGTCGTACTTTCCGTAAAGACAAGAAACTTCAAGAAGACTTTGCTAACTCTGAAGCATACTCTGAACTATTCATTGATATGATTACAGACGCAGTATCTGCAGATGGCAAGGAAACTTCTAAGTTCTTTAGCGCCCTTGTAGGTGATCCAAACAAAGGAACTGTTCCGGAATCAGTTTCTAAACTCAAGAAATAATATAATTGAGGGGTAAATTTACACCCCTCTTTTATTTTTATTTGATAGCGAGGTATATATGTTAGTTATTGATACACCCGATCGGGAATATTATAATGAGGATACGTATCAATTCATAACTATACCAGGTCGCCGTTTACATTTCGAGCATAGTTTAAAAACTGTTGCGGAGTGGGAGACATTATATCGCAAGCCTTTTTTAACTCGAGAGGAAAAGACCACTGCTGAGCTCTTTGACTATTTCTTAATAATGTGTCAAGAGGATATAAGCTACTCGGATTTAACACCAGATGTAATTGAACAGATTTCGTTATATCTGGAGGATAAACCAACAGCTACAGTTATCAATCCAGTGGAGAAACCAAGTAATAACGGAATGGTTATGACGTCAGAGGTTATATATGCATATATGGCCAATGCGAGAGTTCCATTCGAATGCGATACTTGGAACATTCATAGGCTTTTAACTCTTTTAGGCGTCATCGGTGAATTCAATGCACCTAAGAAGAAGAAGTCTACGAGTCAAATATTGGATGACTATGATCGTATTAATAATGAACGGCAAGAGAAAATTCGTAAGATGCGAGAGGAGCGTGAACGAAATGAGAATAAAGGTGCAGACAATTAAGAAGAAAACCGGGTTGTCTACAATGGCTAAGAAAGCCGAAAACATGGATTCAGTTCGACATGCTTTACAATCTCGTGGACGGAGTGGATTGAGCCGGCTGATTTCTGCTACTCCTAAACGATCAGGGTCAACAGCTTCTTCTTGGGGCATGGAGGTTGAAAAATCTCAAAATGGTTTAAGTTTATACTACTCCAACTCTAAGAAAATCAAAGATGGTACCCCTCTTGTTGTACTTATTGTTAACGGCCACGGTACTGGTACTGGTGGATATGTTCCTGCTAATAACTTTGTTACTCCTATTGTAGATTCTATTGCAGATGAGATATTGAGGGAGGTGGAAAAAGTAATTGAGTAGACAAATAATTGAAGAACGTCTTATTAAGCTCGGTATTGATAATGAACAGTTCAAGACAGGTCTTAAAGAGTCGTTATCGTCTCTTGAAGACTTAGATAAATCCCTTGCAAAAGTTGATGGTAAATCTAGCTTTGCAAATACCGAGAAAGCCACTAAATCTCTAGGTCGCTCCCTTACCGAATTAATGGGCTCTGCCCCTAAACTAGGGGATATGTATATGGGCGCCTTTAATAAAATCGGATCTGCTGTTGGTAGTGCGACAGGAACCTTTAGTAAATTTGCATCTGGTGTCTTAAACTTTGTTTCTCCTATAACGTTAGGTGGTAAGCAAGCATCTGAGGCTATTCAATCCATTGATACCTCAGTTCAACAGACCAGTGGTAAATTTAGCATGTTACAATCGGTAGCATCTATTGCCTTGGGTAATATTGCGGCTAATGCTACAATGGCCGGCTTGTCTATGGCAAAGAACTTTGCGGGTAAGATACTTCACACAATCGCTCCGCTTAAAGCCGGTTTTGGGCAGTTTGAGGACAAAGTTAACTCAGTAAACATGTTGGTTGCCGCATTAGGTAAATCTGAGATGGGTCATATTACAGGATCCCTTGATGAATTGCAAAAGTATGCGGAAACAACTAAATACTCTGTTAAGCAAATGCATAACTCACTTGCTCAGTTCGTAAATGCTGGGGTGGGTCTAGATGATGCCACTACCGCATTGAAAGGTTGGGGTAACCTGGCTGCTTCTGCTGGTGCAAGTACAGATGGGTTCAACCGGTCACTCCAATTCGGGGTACAACAAGCATTACAAATGGGTATGATGAATACTCAGAACTGGATGTCTGTTGAAAATGCTGGTATGGCAACTAAACGGTTTAAAGATATCTTGGTTGAAACAGCTAAGGCTTTAGGACAAAACGTTGACTTATCTGAAGGATTCCGGGGGTCTCTTAAAGACGGCTGGTTGACTAACGAAGTATTAATTAAATCCCTTGAACAGCTTGCTAATGATGAAACTTTGAAGAAGATGGCTTCTGACTTCCACACCTTTGGTGAAGCGGCAGAGGCTGTTGCAGACCAAGTAACATCTGGCTGGGCTCGTGTATGGGAAACCTTATTCGGTCAGGCAGGTAGCGATGAGCTTACTGCATTCTGGACTAAATGGGGTAATGCCGCCGCCAATGCTTTGAGCGCAACTGCTGACAAGGCTAACGAGTTTGCGAAAGCATTCGTGTCTTTAGGTGGACGTGACAAAGTAATGGGTCTTATGGATTCGGTATTCGGATCTATCGGTGGCGTATTTAAATCTATTGGTGGCGCTTTCACCCATGTATTTGGTGGAAACGTAAGTACTGTAGTCGGACAAAAACTAGTTGATATTATTGGAAAACTTTCTGAGAAATTGAGACTAGGAAGTGCTGAACTTCATGCATTCCAACACATCTTTATCGCAGTCTTCCAAGGTCTTAAATGGATCGGTACTGAAGTAGGCGCTAAGATGAAACTTATCGCTACGCTTATTCCAAACCATATGATCAAAGACTTTATTCTGATCGTTGGTATGATAGCGAAAGCTCTATGGACGACTATCCGTGCATTCGAAGTATTTATTAGTAAACTAATAAACTTCAGCAAGATCGGTAAAGTATTTAGTTTCGTAGGAAATACTATTAATAAGTTCTGGGATGCAGTACATAACGGCTTAGCTAACTTCTCTGAGAAGTGGTCTGCCGCATTTGATAAGCTTCCGGGTATTGTCGGGAAAGTTATGGACTGGTTTAAGAAATTCTGGGAAGTAATCAAGGTTCTTACACCGGCTATTGGACACCTTAAACAAGAATTACATGGATTCTTCTCTAAGATTGCTAATCCGTTTAAGACTCTAGGCCATGCTCTTGGTGATAACGGTAAGAAATTCAATGAGTGGTCATTCTGGGTAGGTAATGCTGTACAGCGATTCCCTATCTTTGGTAAAGCCTTGGGTAAGTTCATTGTCGGGTTCTCGCATTTCAATGATGCGACTGGTCGTATGGACTCTTGGGCTGGACAATTCGGTTATAAACTAAGAACCCATCTTTCTGGTTTCTACAACAGCCTACGTAACAACTACCGACGGACTATCACAAGTCATAGAACGTTCTGGAATAGCCTTAACGGAGCTATGGATCAAGTTCTTAATCGCCAGATTACAACCTGGAAGCAGTTCCGTGAAGCTGTTAAGTGGGAATACTTGATTCCGCCTGGCATTCGCGACATGTTTAAGAACTTTAAGTTCTCTATGCCTGATATGTCAGGACTTAAGAAAGGTTTCGCGGCCTTTGCGTCTAATCCTTTTGGCGCAATCAAGAACGGTACCCAAGGACTTTCAAAATGGTTAGAAAACTCTACATTTTCTCTTAAGGCTTTTGGCGATATTGTTCGTAAACACTGGCCTACTCTCGGAGAGTATGCTGATAAATTAGACAAAGTAAAATTCTCATTGTCTTTCCTTAAACCAGTCGTAGATAGTGTCGGTAAGGCATTTGAATGGTTTAATTCTAAGATCTCGAAGATTAGCTTTGGTAAGATTAACTTCGGTGGTGCTGGTAAAGTCTTTAGTGACGCCGGTAAAGCGCTTACTGCGAACTTCTCTGAAGGTATCGTTCCTGGTATCGTCAAATCCATTGACGGATTCCGTAAGTGGGTTGGTGAGCTAGGTGCAGTCAAATCTATCTTTGGTGGCCTAGGATTAGGGGCAGGCGTTATCGGCGAAGCCTTTAATACCATTCGTAAAGAAATTGGCAAATCTAAGATTGACTTCAGTAACTTTAAGACAACCCTAGAAACATTTAAGGGCTGGTTCCATGGTTTCTGGCATGGCTTAGCTAATGTCGTATCAGGTGATACTTTCTCTAAAATTGGAGCAGGTATCAAGAACGGATTTAGCACGGCTATGAACTGGATCTCTAGTACATTTGGTCCATGGTTTAAAGGATTCTTTTCAAGCTTACCATCTAGTGTTCAACATGTATTAACTGGACTATGGGATCTAATTAAGCAATTCGCCTCAAGTATAGGTTCTGGTTTCAAAGATACTAATCTCTCATTTAAGAACTTTGGAGAGGTTGTCGATTCTGTAAGTAAGGGTGTTAAGAAAGCCCTTGAAGAGATTGGGAAAGTCCTTAAGAAGATCTGGGACGGCTTTAAAGATCTGTTTAAGGTTACCGGTGTATCTGCTGATGAACTTACAGAGGCTGACTTCGGAGATCGTAAGATGAAAGAAGCCGAAGCCGGAATGAATCGTTTGGGTGATAGTGTAGACCGTGTCCATGAAAAGAGCAAAGGTGTCTTTGCAAGTATCGGGGATATGGCCAAACTTCTTGGTGAGACATTCAGTGCTGTATTAGCTCCTTTCAACAAGGCAGATTCTGCGGCAGTTGGTAAGATCCTTACATTAGCCGCTGCAATCATTGTACTTTGGAATACTCGTAAGAAAGTGCTCGGCATTAAAGACATGTTCCGGGAATTCGGTAAAGGTATTTTCGAAGGGGCTAACTCCGTAACTGGATCTCTTACGAATATGTTTAAAGCTATTAGCGGACACTTTAAAGCTAAGGCTAAATTCCAAAACATTAAGTCCTTTGCATTAGCTATTGCTACTTTGACAGGTTCATTATTGGTATTGTCAATGATCCCTGCGGATAAACTTCAACGGGGTGTCCTTGGACTGGTAGCAGTTCTTGGTGCATTTGAGGTATTCTATTTGTCACTTTCGATGACAACTAAGAAGTTTGATCCAAGCAAGGTGCAAAGTGCAAAAGATATGATGCTTGGTATGCTTGGTGTGGCAGGGTCTATTCTTATGATCTCAGGCTCTGTTATGTTGCTAGGTCGTATGGATACCGAGTCTCTTAAGAAAGGTCTTCTTTCTGCAGGGGCTATCCTTGTAGCAATGGGTGGCTTGATGACTATAATGGCTCATATGCAACGAAACGCTAAAGGATTTGATGGTGGCTCTGCTAAAATTTCTATCGGTATTCTAACCTTTATTGGTTTAGCTTATTCAATTAAGAAAGTCGCCAAAGTAGTTAAAGACATCGGTGCCTTGGATGCCGATTCTCTTAAGAAAGGACTTGCCTCTATAGGCGTTATTATGCTAGGCATAATGGGGGTTCTTTATATGGCTAAGAACCTTAAGGACGTTAAGACATCATCGGTTCTTACATTTATTACCATGGCCAAAGCCGTTGCCGGTATCTCCAAAGCGGTAAGTGAACTGGGATCTCTTGATACTGATGTTCTTATTAAAGGTGGTACTGCTGTTACAATTATGCTTGCTGTCATTGGCGGTATCGCATTAGCATTTAGTAAATTGGACAACACTAAACAATCCTTTACTAAGAACGCACTTGTTATGTTCGGTGGTATTGCCGGAATGCTGTATATGATGCGTAGCTTAGCGCAGAATATTGGCTCGATGAAGAACCCAGATGCTATTGTCCAAGCACTTGGCGCTATGGCTGTAGTTACAGCAGCCTTTGGTGCTCTAGCTATGGTTCTTCAAAAGAACAACATTGCTGATAAAGGAATAAATGAAGGTATCAAGAACCTAGCTGTACTTTCAGGATCTGTTCTAGTTGCTTCTGCTGGTCTTCTTCTTCTAAGTAAGATGGAGGGTAGCTTCCTTAAAACGGTTGGCGCCTGTCTTGCCCTTGTTGGTGTGGTTTATGCATTTGTTAAGATCGGGCAAGCCGCTCAGAACATCAAAAAAGAAGGTATTATAGGTCTTGCCGCAACAGTAGGCGCATTGATGGCTTCTGTATATGCTCTGAAAGAGTTGACTACAATTCCGGTTGACAACATCTTGACTCAAGCTCTTACTTTGGTCGGTGTTGTTGGTGCAATCGCTACTATTGGCGCTTTACTTGGTAAGTTCGGTGGATTCGAAGCAATAGCAGGGCTTACCGCTTTAGGTGCTTCGCTTCTTATGATCGGTGGCGCTATCGGTATCGCATCTGCTGGTATCGGCTACTTCTTGCAAGGAATTGCTTCTGTTATAGACGCTATCACTCGACTTATTGATACTGTATCACGACTCGGTAAAGAGGGTGGTGAAAACTTCCGTAAGTTCTTTGCTGAGGCATCTAAGTCATCTGGCGATATCGCTACTGTAGTTGGTGGTATGGCTGAAGGTGTTATAACTGGTCTTGCTAATGGCTTTATGAACAACCTAGATAAGTTTATTTATATTGGTACTCAGATAATTACTGGTATTATTATTGGACTTGGTAGGGCCGCTGGCGATATTGCTTCGGCTCTTATCGATATTGTTGGTGAAGCTGTAACAATGCTTATCAACAAGATCCCTCAGTTCGTATTAAATATCTGTGACGCCTTACTACGGGGTATTCAACAGATTGCCCAATGGTTCCGTAATAACCGTAATGTTATTGCAGTGGCGATCCTTGAGATGTTTGAAGCGATGTCTGAGGTTATCATTGAGGCGGTTTCATCTCTTATCGGTATGATCCTTGATCTTCTAAGTAACATTCCTTTAATTGGTGGTATGTTTGAAGACGCCAAAAAAGGTATGGAGGACATGGTCGAGGGTTGGTTAAATATGCAACGTAAGGCCGTGGATAGCGCTAAGAAATATGCTGAAATTGTTACTACTGAAGGTATTACCAAAGCCATTGAAACAATGGATAAACTCGGCCCTGCTGAGATGGCTGCTGCTATGCGCTTTGCTGGAAATGCAAAAGACGGTCTCGAATACTTCAAGATTATCTGTTCTCAATTAGGTATTCAAGGTGCAGATGAGTTTATTAATGGTCTTAAGAACAAGACTATTGATGCTACTGCGGCTGGTCAACTCTTCGCTAAGATGGTTGAAATGGGTATGTCTGAAGCTCAAGTCAAACAAATTGCTGAAAAAGCAGGGTACGACTATGCTAATGGTATACTTACGGCTAAACCTGAAGTTAAGACTAACGCCGATGATATCAAGAAGACTCTTGAACAAGGACTTGGTGGGGATGGTAACTTCGACTTAGGTTTGCTTGAGGGGGCGTTCGGCAAACTCAACGAACACCTGGGCGGTAAACTTGATATGACCAAGGCTCTAGCTGGTCTTAAGTCTGGTCAAATCCCTCAAGAGATGATCCAAAAAATGGCGGAGGGTGATTTCGAAGGCCTATCAGCAGAACAAATTCAACAGTACTTGTCTGGATTTGACGGTGCTTCTGAATCTGCAGGTAAGAGAGCAGAAGAGGTTAAAGCCGCGGTAGAAGTAGGCCTTTCTGGAAACGGCAACTTCGATGTTGGTCTTGTAACCCAAGCCTTTACGAACTTGGATACATATTTAGGTGGACGCTTAGATACCACTCTAGCACTGGCTGCACTTAAATCTGGCGCAATCCCTCCTGCGATGCTTGAGAAGTTAGCTCAGGGTGATTTCTCTCAAGTTTCACAAGCGCATATGGATAACTTCATGAAGCCTGTTGAAGCAGCACCTGGTCGAGTAGAGGACAAGATCAGTAAGATTAAGTCGTCTGCTTTAACCTCTGTTGATGGTATGTACCAAGAGACTAATGCTAAGATTACTACTAGCCAAGACGAAGCTAATCGGTTGATCTCAGACTGGGCCAAAGGTAAGCAACTTACTGAGGCTGAGATGCAGAATTTAGCTACTATCATTGGGAATTCTCGTCCTAAAGCTATGGGGGCTGCTGAGAGTGTCGCAGATAGCGCCAATAAAGGATTGGATAAAGTTGACGGTACTCCCGCTGGTCGAAAAGCGGGTGATACATTCGGTACGGGTATTCAGTCTAAGGATAGATTGGCCGCTGAGAAAGCTCAAGGTGTTGCTACAGTAGCTGGTCAAAACTTTAAATATGATGCTTCCGGATCAGGGGCGGCAATCTCTGAATCATTTGCATCAGGTATTTCTAGCTCTCGTGCTATGGCCGCTGTTCAAGGTGCAGTTGGGTCTATTATGGGCGCGGTGCAAAGATTATTCCCTCATTCTCCGGCGAAGGAAGGTCCTTTCTCTGGTGAAGGTTGGCGTCAAGTAGCAAAATCTGGTCGTGCTATTGTTGTAGAATTTGCTTCAGGTTTAGGTTCTACCGGATCCTTTAATGCTGTTAATAATAGCATGGCCAAGGTCCAACAATATATTCAAAACGCCCTCGGTGAAACATCGGAATATCTTGATGATAACATGGAACTTTCTCCTGTTATCACGCCTGTGCTGGATATGTCAAACATCGATGGGTATACATGGAATGGGGCTGGTTATCTTGGACTCACTGGTTCAAATATTAATTATTCGTCGCTTAATCCTACAAGTCGTAGTATTGCTTCTAATCGTTATTCTATTGATGAAGTGGTACGGGGATTGAATAATGTAGATCAGAAATTGGCGACGCTTACTGAGAACTCTGCTATTGGGAATGACCTCCTTGCTCAAGGACAAGTCAACCCAATTTACTTGGATAAAGATCTTGTAAACCGTGCGTTGGCGCCAGGAATGGCAGATGCACAACGGTCTTACAGTGATCGATTAAATATGTTAGATGGAGTGTTACCACGATTATGAGAGATGAATCATACTTCTCTATAATCTTTGGTGAAGGAACTGATGCTGTTGATATTGGTAAGCTCCTCGATGCTGTAACTAAAGTTGAACGTAATGCTGGTGCTGGTCAGGAACACACATATTCTGCCGGCACTGGCCGTTTTGGTAAGACATGGGTTTCTGGTAGAAGAAGCTCTTATGATATTACCATTGAAGGACAAAAGACAGGGAGCCCTGCTGAGCTATTATCGCTTCGTACGAAACTGGCTCGGGCTCTTGATTGTCCTGATGGGCCAAAGAAATTACAGTTTGATGACCAGGACGGTAAGTATTATCTTGCTGTGACATCAGGTCAACCTAAGTTTACTGAGGATTTACAAAAGAGTCAGGCTACGGTGTCTATTTCATTTGAAGTTCCGGATGGGTTATTACATTCTGAGCTTACAAAGGTACTGACATCGAAGACCAACTCCCCAGACATTGGTTCTCTTACTAAAGAGGGGAATATTGTCAAAATGACTTTAAATAATGCAGGAAGTGCACCGGCATATCCTCGCATTAGAATTAAGAACGCTGGAACTAACGGTTGGATTGGTATTGTTAATAAAAACGGTGTGATGGAAATCGGCACAAGCTCCTCAGGAAGAGACGGTGCTGTAACTGCTTCCGGATCATATGACCAATCACAATTACTTCTTAACTTAACACCAAACGACTCTGCTGGATGGCGTAAGGGTGTGAACATTGGTGGTAAACTTAGCTCGCAATCTCCTTTAACTGTAGCTAGTCATGCTGAGATTAGTGACCTAACACTTGACTGGGCGCCCAAAGATGCGGGTAGCGTAGGCTATCCTTGTCCTGGTTTACACTGGACTCGTTCTGGGTCTAAAGGTATTGGTCAAGACTGGGGGTGTGCTGTGTATGAATATACTCTACCTGCGGATAAGAACAACGTTAAAGGTGCTAAGAACTTCCGTTGTGACTTCAACCTAAAACTCTGGGCATCTAAGATTGGTCAAACTGGTCTGTTATCAATTATGTTTATGGACGATAACGACCGACTTATCTGTGCCTACAGCTTGGATAAATACACAACTGATAGTGATAAGGTCGTACAGGTCTTTACCACAACCGATATTCACAAGCTTCCTCGTGAAGAGAATGAATTCGGATCTAATAACAATGAGCCAGGTCAACAACGGCCTAACCCTGCTTTCAACAGCAGAACAGGTAACGCCTATGTTATTAAGGATGGTCCGAAGTTCACATTTGGATACAACGGGGTACCTAAAACAGTAGTGGACGCTACCAAGGAGAACTTGGAATGTACTAAGATCTGGGTTCTATATGGTCGACTAAGAAATGAACGACCTGGTGTTGGACATCTAGATACCTTATGCGTGCAATCACTTAAGTTCCAGAAGACCAACGTCCAACGTTATGACCTTGTTCCTAACAAGTATAACGCTGGTAGTGAAATCGTTGTCGATATGTATGAAGGTAAAATCTCATATATTGCTGATCCAGAGGCATCTAGCCAAGGGGTCGGCGCTGAAAGTGACTTAGCTAACGGATCTCGGTACTTCGCAATCCCTCCGGGGGAGTCGCAACTTGAAATTCATTCTTCTGGCTTTGTTACAACAGCCCCTGAGGTTATTGTAGAGTGGGAAGAAGCATGGCTATAAGAAAGGAGGCCGAAACTTCAAAATGAATGTAAAACCTGCATGGCAGTTAGCAGTTCATGATAACGCAATGAATATTGTTGATCATATTAACAACGATGTTCCGGGTTCTCTGAAATATTACGATGAAGAGTTCCATCAATACTGCGGTAAGGGTTCGGCTACCTTTACTTTTACTGTCGATAAATATTCAAATGGTGTTCTAAACGAACGTATAGCCAATCTCACTACAGAGTCTTATATCTCCTTCCATGAAGATGATATTGACTATGTGTTCAACGTAATGACTCGTAGAGAAACTGACTATACTATCACTTTGGAATGCGTTACAACTAACTTAGAGTTACTTAATGAGAAGGTTGTTGCTTATGAGAGCAAAGATGCTAAGTCATTCTTAGAGTACATCGAAGCTATGCAACTCTTTAAATTTACTCGTATTGAATTGGGTATTTGCGAAATTCGTAATACCAAACAGACGCTTAAGTTTGAGTCTGATGACGACACATGTTTGGCTCGGATCCTTAAACTCGTTGAAGCGTTTGATGGTGAGATGGAGATTATAACCAAACTTACCGATGGTGGCCAGATTGATAAGTATATACTTAATGTTTATAAATCTCGCAATGTCGCAAAAGATAATGAGCCTGGTTTAGGACGAGTTCGTACCGATATTCGGTTACAGATGGGTCGGGACGTCGCTTCTGTTATTAAGAAAGAAGATAAGACGAATCTATTCTCTGCTATCCGGATGCGGAATAAAGACGGCGCTTACATCACCTTCCCTAACTCTCGTGAGATCAAAGCCGCAGATGGTACACACGTTGAGATGTACTGTAATCGGGGGTCTCATACAATCTATGCCCCTATCTCTGCTAAGCTCTATCCTTCCGTGAATAAACGGGATAACTGTGACCCGTGGATTGTACGTGATGTGAAAACTGAGTTTACTAACGCAGATGAAGCATGGGCTTACGGGGTTAAGATGCTACGTAATTACATGTACCCTATTACAACATGGGAAATCAGTCTTAACTCTGCTATGGTTCTTCAACGTTATGATATCAAGATTGGTGATGTAATCTTCATGACCGATGAGAACTTCGTTGGCGGATTGCTTATCCGAGCTCGTGTCGTTGAGATGGTTCGCTGTTCTACAGATCATAGTAAGACTAAGCTTACATTGTCTAATGTCGTTGCTATTCGACCAACTAACAACTCAACGTTAATGAGCACAATGTCTCGTATGATCAACGACGCTCAACCTTTCAAAATGACTGTAAAAACTACAGGGCCTACGATGTTCCGTGAGTTGACAGATAGCTGTGAGCTTATCCCAACCTTGTATAAAGGTAAAACTGAGGTAACAGACGTTGACTTCAGTTACTTCATTGACAACAACCTTGCAGGTAGTGGTACTCGATTCCGGGCATCACGATCTAATGTAGGTACTAGCGGTAATGCACTCATTACAATTCAAGCTTGGGTACAAGGCCAAATGGTTGAGTTCCAAGATGTGACTATCGCTACAGTTAATGACGGGGTGTCTCCGGTTCTGACTACAATCGAGTCTAGTAATGGGGATGTGTTTAAGAACGGTGTCATTGACACTGTATTAACGGCTAAGCTATTTAGAGATGATGTCGAGATTGATACTCATGGTGAGGCCTTTAACTATATTTGGACTAAGACTAATGCTAATGGCGAAGTTGATGAACCATGGAGTCAACGTCCTGAAGCTAAAAGGAAGAGTGTTAGTGTTACTCGTATTGACGTCGAAGATAAAGCGACATTCTCTGTCGCAATTACAACTAAAAACGGGCCCGTTAGTACCGACCCTACTAAATATAAACGGGACGATACGGTCGGCAATACCAAAGTCATTGGTCGGAATTTATGGATAAATAGTAAATGTGAAGGTTATGCCGCTATTGAGAAACTCCCTGAAAACCATATTACCGGTCAAACAGAATGTTATCGTATTGAGAGTGGACAAAAGAACAATCTAAGATTTAATATTGCTCCAGACTTCACTAAACGCTTCTATAAAAAACTCACAATGTCTGCCTGGGTTAAATATGAGAATGTTAAAAAGGGTGCGAACCCTTGGCAAGGATTTAACTGTTTTAAATCAATCCCATTGGAAAGACGTAACTCCAAGACAAATGAAGCAGCACCTATTGATTACCCTGGGCATTTTACATTCGAGGGATCTTCTGATTGGAGACGTATCGAAGTAACTTATGACTACGGTTCGGATCCTAATTATGATGAGTTGAAAATGGATCTTCGCTTCATTCTTGAGGACACTCAATCAGGTACTGCCTGGATTACTGGGGTTAAAGTCGAAGAGGGTACAGTTGCGACAGACTACTCATTATCACCAGAAGACAAGGAAGGAGGTGCTGTATAATGAGTTTAATTTCAACAAGCCAAATTACCATTGTCGATTTGGATGACGGTAGAACCCAGTATACACACCTTGCTTGGTGTAATAAGAAACTGACCGCGAATGGGGTAGATGTCCCTAATTATGATACCTTTACTAAAGACCCTGAGGAAGGCGCGGGTCTCGACTTTATAGGTATATACCAAGATTTTAACTTCGCAGGTAGCGATCGTCCTGAAGATTATCATTGGTCTAGATGGAGAGGTTATGACGGTGCTAATGGTATTCCTGGTGCGCCGGGTGCTGATGGCCGTACGCCATACGTCCACTTCGCTTATGCTGATAGCCCTGATGGTTATACCGGTTTCACAACTGGTAAAGAATACCACGATAGCGGAGATATTGACTCGGAACTCGTCATAACTAACGTTGATGTAAGTAGGAAACTATACATGGGTACTTACACTGACTATAACTTCTCAGATTCAAACGACCCTACCAAGTATAAATGGCAGAGAGTACGCGGTGCTGACGGAGCTAACGGTGTACCTGGTAAGCCGGGAGCTGATGGTAGAACTCCTTATGTTCATTTTGCTTACGCTGACTCTGCTGACGGTAGGACAGGCTTTACTGTATTCGGCGACCCTAATAAGAAATACATGGGTACTTACACTGACTTTGTGCAAGCCGATAGTACAGACCCTACTAAGTATAAATGGTCTCTTATAAAAGGTGCCGACGGTGCTAATGGTGCACCAGGCCCTCAGGGGGTTCAAGGTTTACAAGGTCCTAAAGGGGATCAGGGTATCCCTGGTCCTCGAGGGGTAGATGGACTAACACAATACACTCACATCGCATATTCTGATGCTGATGACGGTCGTATCGGATTTAGTCAAACAGACTCTAATAAACCGTTTATCGGTCTCTACCAAGACTTTATTAGAGAAGACAGCCCTGAACCAAGCAAGTACCGTTGGACAAGATGGAAAGGTCAAGATGGTGAGCAAGGGCTTCCCGGTAAGCCTGGTGCTGATGGTCGTACTCCTTATGTTCACTTTGCTTATGCTAACAGTGCAGATGGTAGATCCGACTTCAGCTTAGCCAACTCTAGTGGTAAGAAGTACATTGGTACTTACACTGACTATGAAGTAGGTGACAGCAGTGATCCTAGTCGGTACAAATGGGTATCCCTAAACGGTGATATATCTATCGGTGGACGTAACCTATGGATCAACAGTAAAGCTACAGGCTATGCTGGTATAGAGAAGCTTCCAGACAACCATATAACAGGTCAGACTGAATGTTTTCGGATCGAGTCTGTTGAAGGTAAAAATAATCTCAAGTTTATAATCGCTCCTGAGTTCACAAGTAGGTTCTATACAACTCTCACTATGTCCGCTTGGGTTAAATACGAGAAAGTCCAACGAGGAAATTATCCTTGGAATAACTTCAACTGTTTTAAATCAGGAGGGCTTTATAGACGTAACTCTAAGTCGGGAGCTGTGTCTTCACCAGAATGGCCGGGTATGTTTGGATATATAGGTAGCTCAGATTGGATTAAAATCGAGAAAGTTTATAACTTCGGATCTAATCCAAACTATGACCAGCTCCGTACCGACATACGCTTCCTTTTAGAAGGAACTAAGTCAGGTACTGCCTGGGTCACTGGTGTTAAGATCGAGTTCGGTAACACTGTTACTGACTACTCCGTTGCTCCTGAGGATACCGACAGCGCTATTGCTTCTAAAGCAGACCAGCTCCTAACTCAAGATCAGATCAACCAACTCTCTGAACGCAATGCTTTACTTAAGGCAGAGCTAGATGCAAAAGCAACTAAGGAAGTGGTTGACGAATGGATTAACCAAGTTCATAACTTGATCGATATCGAAGAGGCTGGTCGTAAAGATGCCGAGCAAGCCACTATTCGAGCTAGTGAACGGATCGCTGAGTTGCAAAATAAAGTCGGTGAAATGAAGATCATGACTGAGTTCGTCAACACCTACATGTCCCAATCAGAAGAAGGGATTATTGTAGGTCAGAAAGACGGATCTTCAAAAGTTCTGGTATCAACAGATCGCATCTCTTTTATATCTGGGGGTAAAGAGGTTGCATCAATCTCTCAAGGTGTGTTGCAAATTGATAACGGGGTGTTTGTCAAATCGCTTCGTATAGGTAGATTTGTTACAATGCAAGATCCATCGAATCCAGATAGAAATATAACATTATATGTAGGAGGTGTGTAGTAGATGGTAGTAGTAAACTTCTCGGGTCCTTGGGCCGGGGACGTACAATTAGAATTATGGTCTGACTGGCAAGCGACAAAACCTGAACAAAATGCAACACTTGTCAATGTGCAAGTTCGGTTAATTTCCTCAGGTGGTGGTCAGATCTTCTCAGGGAATGGCGGTAAACGTCTATGGTTGAATGTTGGTGGTATAGAAGAACATTACGACATCGACCCCGTTATTGGGAAAAACCAGAAGCGTAATATCTTCGGTAAAGACTACCTTATCCCACACAACCCGGATGGCACTAAGACGATTACTGTATCCTGTGAGTATGTCGTTAACTTGGGCGGGTATGGTACTGCGAAAGCGCAGTTTACCCTAAAACTCAAGGATATTTTCAAGGGTAGTAAAGGCCAGCCTGTATCAGGAACTATAGGCAGTCCGGTAACATTAGCTGTTGATCGTAATGATAGCAACTACTCTCACGCTGTTGAGGTTGAATTCGGAAATTGGAAACAAATTGTTACAGGATCCACAAAGTTTGTATCTAGCTATAGTTGGACCCCACCTATGGAGTTATGCAATCAAGTTCCTAATTCCGATAAGGGTGTTGGTAAGGTTAGGTATATAACTTACCAAAACGGTAAAGAGATTGCTAGGGATGAGAAAAACTTATCCTTAAATGTTCCTGAATCTGTTAAACCTACTCTATCGTCGTTTAGTGTTCGAGACACTAATACAGCTGTCAACAACCTGCTTGGTGAGAATAAGTTCGTTTCTGTCCTATCTAACCTGAAAGTCGATTTCTCTAAAGGAACTGGAGCATACGGATCAACCATATCCAGTTATTCAGCAACTATTGTCGGTAAACCGAATTCTACTTATGATGAAAGTGGAGTTATAGGTAGTATTGAAATGGTGGGTAACGCAACTATCGAGGCGACTGTTACGGATAGTCGAGGTCGAACTAGTGATCCTAAAAGGGTTGGTATCGAGTTCCTTGATTATTTCCTACCGCAAATTAGTTTTGAGGCTAAGCGTGTAGGAAGTAATGGTGAGCAGATTCAAGTTATTCGTAATGCTAAAGTAGCTCCTCTCCCGATGAACGGTAGTCAGAGAAATACAATGCGAATAACATTTAAAACAGCACCGTTTGGATCTAATACATTTACTCAAGATACCGGACCTGCCAATGTTTTATTTAATTCAATATCTCAGATAACTAATTCAGCGGCGAATCTAGATGGTACTTTCTCGTCAGGTAGTTCGTATGTTATCATCGGAACCGTTCAAGATAAGTTCACTAGTTCTGAATTCAGGGTTGAGGTACCAACAAGATCTGTGGTTATGTCTATGGACCAGACAGGGGTTGGTATTGGTAAGATACGGGAACGTGGTGCTCTTGACGTTGCGGGCGATATTTATGCCTCAGGTCAGTTGAACGCTAACGGTATTCGTATCAATAATAAGACTATTCAACAATACCCTCTTACATCTTTAGAGGGTAGAATTCAAGACGTTCGACCGTCTAGGAAGGATTTTAACACCTTTACTGAAACTGGTCTGTATATGGTGTATGGGAAAGACGGAGGTGCAAAAAACGGGCCTGATACTAAGAAACACGGTATGCTTGAGGTATACGCCTTAAACCACCGGGAGGTCTTCCAAAGGTTCATGGATGACAGGCTTAATACCTGGGTCAGATGGCGAGACTGGGGTAATAACTGGACTGACTGGGAGCAAACCTATGTATGTAAAGCGGATGTTCCTGTACCAGAGCCAGAGCCACCTAAGTACATTCATAAGGACTTCACTGATAATATACCTTATAAGTTACCAGCAACGATCACTAGAAGCGGTGACCTAGTCACTATCCACATACCCAGAACGATTAAGACGATCGTACAACGGGTAGAAAATTTTGTATGTCCTGAGACAATACCTGTAGGATTTAGACCAACTAATGTTGCAACGCTAATACTGGCGTTGAATGAGTCGGCTAACTTCTTAGGGAATGCTATGTATTACTTGCACCCAGACGGATCAATACGAATAACTACCGGTATTACGAAAACCGCTGTGTATGCAGGGACTGTAACTTATATTACAACTGACCCGTTCCCAACTAAATAAGGTACCCACCATACAACTATAATTAAGAAAGGAGATTTAAGTGTCTAAATTAGAATTTAAATCTAAATCGTTGGACTATGATCCAACCAACAACAAGCAAACTCATGTCATTCTTGTTGACGATAATAACTCAGTAGTTCATGTATTCCTAGAGGAGGCTGCTATTGACTTGAGCAATGCTGAATTGTATAAATTGGCAATGCAAAAGCACTACGATATCAACTTCCCTAAAAAAGCTGAGAATGAACGATTTGAAAAAGTCGATGAGAAACTTGGTTCTATGGATGACGCAATGGATGTCCTTGTCGCATTTGCAGTATCTATCCAAGGGAATATGAACTTACCTGCATATCGCCGAATCGCATCTGTAGCGAAGCCACTAGTCAATGGTAAGCGATATAACAATGGTGATGTTGTTGTAATGCCATATCCGTATGACACGAACACTAAATGGCCCAAAGATACTCCTACCCTGTTCAATTTCACAATGCAATCAGGCGAAGGATATACCTTTAAAGGTCAAAAGCTAGCTGAAATGCTCCAACAAGGAGTACTTAGCGTGGTTATGCCACGTATTGAATAGAGAGGGAATATGCAAGAAAGAGAATTAATGCATTGGTTTATAACTGTCGTTATTCCAATCGTTATTAGTCTTGGTAGCTTCTACATTTCCTCCAAGAACCGGGCGGCTGATTTAGAGCACCGTCTGACTGAGCTTGAGGTATCTGACAAACATAATGAAAAACTTATGGATAGTCATACTTTGAGATTGGATAAGTACGAAGAGGAACAGAAGATTATTCGGGCTTTAGTGGAACGAATGGATTACATGAACGAGAGTCTTAAATCAGTAAAGACGGATATGGACGAGATCAAAGTGCTTGTCCGTAGCTACACAGAATCACGAGGTAACAATAAATGAAACTTTCAAATGAACAATACAATACTGCTAAATTCATCTTACTCAATGTAGTACCTGCCCTAGTAACTTTGATTGCTGGGCTTGGTGTGTTGTATGGGTTTGATGCAACTAAGATCACTGCGACAATCGGTCTCTTTGCGACCTTCGCAGGTTCTGTACTTATGATCTCTACAAAACGTTATAACGAAGCGCAAGCCGCTGAAGACGATGGACGTTAACATAAGGAGAAACAATGGCAACTCGATCTGAGGTACTTACTTGGGTTCGTAGTCTTGCCGACCGTGGTATCGGGGTTGATGCAGATGGTGCTTATGGCATGCAATGTGTCGACCTCCCTAACATGGTTGCTCAGAAGTTCTTTGGGCGTGCTATGTGGGGTAATGGTATTGATATGTTGAAAGCAGGACAGGGTCTAGGCTGGCGTACAACAGGCGGTAATGAACCTCCTCACGCTGGTGCTATATTCTGTATGCGTGTATCTTACCACGGCTACGGTCATACCGGTATTGTAGTTGGTGAACCTGATGGAAACGGTAACTTCCAGACTGTCGAACAGAACGTTGACGGCGGAATGAGCGGAGGTCCTGCTCGGTACCGTACAAGAAGTTTGGGTAACCCAACAGAAAACATTATCGGATTTATCTATCCTCCATATTCTGACGGACTAGGATCTACTGGTAGCGGTGGAGGAGGATCAGGCGAAGGAGAAACTATGGACTTTACATTTATGATTGGTGGAGAGGCGGCATGGAACTCAAGGACCATCTATTATTACAATGGCGCAGTTAATGAGGTACAGCCAATCCACAACATGGAAGAACTAAAATATCTTCGAGCTATTTATCAAGACACTCATGGACGAAGCTTAAAACATTACGAGTGGAATACATCTGCGCCAGTATATCATCGTATATTTGGGGTTGTTCGACCTACAACGAGGGATGAATATACTAAACCGGCATTGAGGTATTGATATGAGTATGTGTTTTACATTCCGTATTGAGGGACGTGACCCAGGACAACCTTATTTGCATGGTTGGGATCCTCGCAAGGTATATTTCTATAACGGTGATGATAACGAGATTATCTATATCGAGAACGAAGATATCTTAGCTAGACTTCGAGAGGTGTACAAGGAATCTAGGGGTCGAGATCTAGTTCATTATGTATGGACTACAAACGCTCCTGTATTTATACGGATATTTGGTGTGTTAAGACCGAATGATGGCACTGGAGTTAAGCGGGATGCACTAGAATCTTTAAACCGTAAGATTGCTGAGTACGAAGATGCTTATTGGAAACCAACTCACTTTATGCCTAAGGTAGCTTTGCATATCCGAAAAGAGCCCACTAGAACAAGTGAGTCCTTAGGGGTATGTGATGTAAACCGTAAGTATGAAGTCCTAGAGACAGTCACTCAATGTGATTGGCACTGGGCTAAGATCAACCACAACGGTATTGTCGGTTGGATTGCTATGGGTGATATAACCGGTGAATGGTACGGTGAGAAATTCAATGAGCCTGAGGTATTATAGCTTGATAAGGGCGTTGATAGGGTAAAACTTACAACGCTCATTTTTTTTTTTCAAAAATTTACTCCTTTCTATATAGAAAGAAAAGAGGTAAATAAAATGAAATATTATGCTAATACCAACACTTGGGTTGATGAAGAAGATTTGATTTTCCAATGTAAAATGGCGTTATTTACTAAGGATTGCGTAGTTGATGCTATGTGGGAACACTTTGGTTCTCGCATGACACGAAAAGCAAGATATTTAGTAGAAAAGCAATATACTTGGATTGAAAGATTTGTTAAAAATCCAAATTTGTTGAGTGGCCATATGATCACTTATTACGGATTGAAAGCTGAAAAAGAACTAGGGATGACACCTGAAGATAAAGCTGAATTACAAGTCATTGGAGCACGCTTGTTTTCTGAGTTGCCAGAAGAGCAACAAAAGGAAGCAACCTTGCTAATGATGAGCAAAGTAAAAATCGCTTAATCAGATGGAGGTCTACCCTCCTTCTTTTTTTTTCAAATTTTTACACTCTACTATATAGAATAGATAAATTATATATTGGAGGAAAATAAAATGGCAATTATTATTATCACATTGGTATTTTTGTTCGTACTTAATAGAGGTATTGTATCTATTATAAAAGGATTTGGTGAATTTCTTTTGAAATTATTCGGTAAAGCCGATTAACTCAAAGGGAACAACCAAGTTCCTTTTTTTTTATTTAAGGAGGTAAATAAGATGTCTAAGAAAGATGAACGTGATATGGGGTTCTGGGAAACCTTACTAGCTATATTCTTGCTAGATTGGTTATTCTAAAATAATTACAATCCACTATATAGAATAAATATTTGGAGGATTTTATAATGAATAAAATTATGCAAATGCGTATGGAAATGCGCGATGAAGTTAAGAAGGTTATCGCTAATAAAGCTGATGCGATCGACGATCTTATTACTGATCGTTATATGAAAGATCCTAACTCGTATGTTAATATCAAGGTTACTGATATTGCAGACGCTTTAGGTGTTTCTAAATATAGCGTACAGAATAATATTGATTTGATCCAAACGGTTATTATCGAGAAATTCGGCTACATCGTCGTCCCATTCGTAGATGATGATTTTGATATTGTAATCTCACTAGGGATTAGATTCTAAGAAGGACGCTGGGTAATTTACTCAGCTTTCTTTTTTTTTTTGAAAAGGAGGAACTTATGAAAAGAGAAGCAACCGTCAAATTCATTTTTGGGTTTATTATCTCATGTCTTGTATCTGCGCTTGTGGGTATTTCTATTTGGTTTGGTTATACCATGGCCTATATGAAGTATCAGCCACTACAACAGGAAAGGGATATGTATAAGAGCCGTTGGGAGATCAGAGATAAAGCCGCGACCTACTACTATAAACAGTATAAGGACGTTAAGGAAAAGTATGATCTTATTAAAAAGGTAAATGAAACAAAAAGCAAATAGGGGGTATATTATGTACGACAAAGAAAATTGCCACTTGAAGACAATGGAACAAAACTGGGAACAAATTCGACGTGACTCAGATAAAAGAAGATACCTTAGTGTTGATGTGACGCGTATCCTAAATAAGGTCCAAGACATGATAAATACTTTTAAACCGTATAGTATGGAGACCCTTACCGAACCGTTGACCGTTTGCCTGTCATCGACATATTTGAATAAGATCTATGAAGAGCAAGACGTTCCTTACAAGTACTTTGAGTCTGCTTCTAAAGATGTACTTATCCCAACGTTGATTAATGACTTTGGATATTCCGCAAGATTCAAATACGACAGCTTCTTAGACGGTACAGTTATCGGGTATAGTGTTGTAATTCAACTACATAAAAAATAATTACACCTCACTATATAGAAAGAGGAGGTAACTATTATGTTAAGACGATTACTACGTTTTATTGGTTTCTACTGTCTAGCTGGATATGCTGTCCTTGAGAAGTCTTATATTGATAAGCTGATTAAGAACGGGTATCTGGATAAGGACGCAGAACAACAAAACCGCAGATTGGAAGTAACAAGATTTGTGCTTACCAAACTTAAGAAAGAATATTAGTCTGGATTAAATTCCAGGCTTTTCTTTTTTTTTCAAAAGGAGCAAATAATATGAAAAAACAATATGATAAATCTAAATGTAAACTACTCTCTAAAGATCTAAATGTTGAAGAGATTATCGCTAGGAATAAATCTGTATTAAGTACCTATGACTTTACAACCGTACTAAATGCAATTCAACAAAAATTCAATAGAATGCAGGGATTTCCATCTGAGGAACGAAAAATGTCGATAGGTATGCGCCTTATCCATGCCGTATATGAAGATGATAAAATCTCAAGTAATCTATATGATAAACTTGATGACAAGCTATTAGCCATATTACGAGACGACTTTGGATACGAATGTGAAATCCAAAACTTTGGCGGTTCCTTTTTCGGTTCATACTATCTTGTAATACATCTCTAAAATAAATACACTCCACTATATAGAAAGAGAGGTAAACATAATGTTTAATAAAATTTTTAAGAAGTCTTCTAGCAAGAAGATTGAGGAAACTATCAATGCTAAACTCGATGAGTTAAACACTAGACTTGCTAGTGCTGAAATTGGCAGTGATGAGTACGACCAAACACTTGGTGAAATCGATATTCTTACCAAATCACTCATGGACATCAAAGACCGTGAGTTAAAGGTTAAGGATAAGAAATTGGAACCAGCAGTTAAGGCTGCTCTAATCACGACCATTGGAGGTGCTGCAGCAAGTATTCTAGGGATTCTAATTATTCGGGACTATGAGGCAGAAGATGGTATCTTCACTTCAAGCGCGAAGTCATTTGTTAAGAAAATTTATTAAAGTAGGGAGTGTATACCACTCTCTCTTTTTTTTTTTGAAAGGGATTTTGTATGGAACTTAAAGCAGCAGAGTATATTTACTACGAACCTTATTTCGACAGATCATTCAGGCAGTTAT